GCTCAATCTTTTTTTTATTATTAATAATACCTAAAGATAAAATTTCGTAGAGAATTAATTCTCTACGATCAGGTTTTAAGTTTTTAATAACATTATCCAAAATATTAATACAATTATCTTTTAGATTGTTGTCCCATCGCGGCATTGTATAAATCTCCTACAGTTGTTTCGTAAATTTCACCAGTTTTAGTGTTTTTTACCTTTACAATAGTATTTATACAAACACACTTACCAGTACCATTGCGTGAACCAGTGTCATCACCACCCTGGTCTAGGTTCTCCCCCAGCACCAAAGTCAGTTGTTCCCTGTTAAAGTTAACAGCCTGGGTCTGATTGCCCACACTCATAAAGTTCTTTACAGTTAAATCTTTGATTTTAATTGCCATTGGTTATTCTAATCCACTATAAATGTCTAAAAGCAGTTTTTTGTTATACGACTCTGTGTCTAGAGCAGCAATTTCGTTGGCTACGATCTGATCCACGCTTTCGAACTGAGCAATATCCAGATCAGTATTGATCTCATTGATCTGTTTTTGCGGAATTAGTGTAATTTCTCTACAACCATACTGTTGAATGAACATTTCTTTAACAAAGCTGGCCTCTTCAAAGCTGGTAGGCAGATCCAGTTCTACCCGCAGATACATTTTACTTTTGATCATGGTAGACTGTTCATCTATCAGCCGGCTCAGTTTTACTGTTCTATACTTTGGACAGTCTTCCCAGTTGATATATTCAGGTTCTAGATCGTTGGCTCTGTCCAGGATCATCATACCTCGACGATCATCCCAAGCATCAGAATAGTTGTGTGGAAACGCATTGCCCATATAGTGTACATTACCCTGTTTCTGACGAGCATGGAAGTGACCACTGAACACATACTTGGGTTTTGCCAACTGTTCAACTGTGAGTTCACCGTGGTCTGGCATACGAACCATGGCATTCATTAAGAACGTAGGCAGTTCGAAGTGTCCAAACATGTATTTGCACTCTAACTTCTTTACACGCTTCCATTCATCACCTACCAACCAAGGCACCAGTGCTACATCGTCGATCACCTTGATCTCATCTACCACTGTGATGCCTGGAATGTGCTTGGCCCACTCAGTGCTTTTGATATCACGCTTGTCTTTGTAGTAAAGATCATGATTGCCTGCGAACATGTAGAACTTGTCAAAGGCTTTGCCAAGTTTTTCTAGGCTTCTGATACCAGCATCCATGGTTGTGAGGTTAAGACTGTTGCGATTGTGATTCCAATCACCACAAAAAATACCAACCTCACAACCATTTGCTTGCGCAGTCTCAATATACCAGTCTACAAAATCTTCGCAATCTTGATTGTGTACTTTACTGTTGTTTTTATTGCCAAAATGTATGTCGGTGAATACCGCTGCTTTGTTAAACAAATTTAAACTCCGTAGTTTCGTTAAGTATATGATATCGTTGGACAAAAGTCAACTGTTATTTGTCTGAAAATCCAGTAGCACCAGCTGACTCATTGCGTTTAACACTGGCTTCCCATTCACCTTCATGTAGTCTGGTGTAACTAGGGTTAAGATCATTCATCTCCAGAATGTCATCTCTAATGTTTTGGTTACGCTTTTCTATATTGATCACTCGAACAAAGCTGTTCGTGACCGCAGCGGTATAGTATGCGAACGGATTGTTTGACTTGGCTTCATCAAACTGTAGGCCAATCTGTGATAACTGTAGTATGGCCTGACCCTTCATCTCATCGTTGTAGGTATAGCCACGAACGTTGCCACGAGTAGCATATCGATCCACCAACTTCATCCACATCATAGCAAGTTTGTTGGTTGCTCTTCCGTGGTCTTTTGAAAAACATCCGTTTTCCATACCACCAGCCCAATGACTCTTGCCTACACAGACTAATTCGCCTGCGTCGTTGTATTTCCAATGCTGAAAGGGCGGAAAGTTCAGTTTGGTCTTACTGTCTGCAACCGTTTTTGGATTCTTCTTACGACCAGGCTCGTCGGGTACATGATCAAACGTCATAATTCTAAAAATTACGTCTGTCTTTTCTATAGTTTTATAATCAATCTCGCATTCAGACAGTTTGATCTTTTCGCCTGCTGTTGCTCTGGTCTCATAATTTTCTAATGCCATTCGTTTCGCACGATTTCGTTTTGCTTCTGCTACTGTGCGAATGTTAATCTTATTAACATCAAATAGAATAATATCGTATTGATGATATTCTTTGTCAACATAACTGTTAAACGTATTTTTAGATCTGTGTATTTCTGATAAAATGTCTCTATTGTTTAGATAATTTCTTTTTCTCACTTATTCCTCCAGGAGTTTACTTATTTATTATAATATACGCAGTTAATTTTGTCAACTAAATACTGTTGGAGATCAATAGGTTATGTCAATATTCAGCGGGTTTAACAGACTTAATAACAGCATCGGAAATGCGTTTGGAAACATACGACAGGTAAGCCAAACCATTAACGGATTCACTGCTAATATAAATCGCAGTGCTAGTCAATTTCAAACATTGGTCAGTACTAATCCTCTCGGAAGAGCAGCAAATGAAATCAGTGACACTGTTAGAAATGTAAGAAACACGCTGGGTGTGGTTGACAATCTAATCAACGGCGGCAGAGGCGGCATTGGAAATATCGGTACTTCTATAAGAATGATAGGCAACGTAGCACAGAATGTAGGATTCAACGCTGCTCCGCAGAGTAGAAACATCAGTCGTGCTATTATCAGTTCAAATATTTCAACAGCCGATGCTAGCGATTGGCGTGTAAGTCTAAGTGTACCGCAGATACTTATGGACACCGGCGGCGAGGTGCTGAGTGTATTAGGCAGTACTGGTAATAGAATGATATTTCCCTTTACACCAACAATACTACTCAGTCACACTGCTAATTATTCACAGGTTCATCCTACACATACAAACTATGTTTATCATGCTTACGAAAACAGTCAAGTTGACAATATCACAGTGACTGGAGAATTTATACAAGAAAATGAAGCTGACGCATTATACTGGCTAGCTTGTTTACACTATCTAAGAACCATGACCAAAATGTTTTATGGATCCAGTAGTAGTTCGTTGGGAAATCCACCACTTATAGCAAGACTAAATGGCTACGGAACTTATGTTCTCAATAATATTCCAGTATTGATCACAAACTTTACCACAGACCTTCCGCAAGACGTAGATTATATTCCTTGTACTGTAGAAGAAAACGGTAAAGTAAATTATGTTCCTACCCAGTGTGTGTTCACAGTTACCTGTGCTCCAAACTATGCTCGACGCAGTCAGTCTAGATTTAGCCTACAAGACTTTGCAGCAGGTAGACACGTTGACGGACCGGAAGGATTTGTATAATGGCTAATAAAAATCTAGGAGCATACGCAAACACACCTATCAATCCGTCAGGATATTTAGATATTCTAAAACCAAGATCTGTTCCAGTAGCAGGTAATGATGTTTTATATGAAATAACTCCCAGCTATACTCGTAGACCAGATCTACTAGCATATGACCTTTACGGTAAAAAAGAACTTTGGTGGGTATTTGCTCAGAGAAATCCAGATATTATAAAAGACCCAATCTATGATTTTGTAGCAGGAACAAAGATCTATCTACCTCAAGGTAATAATTTAAAGAAAACATTAGGTTACTGATATGGCATTGAAATTTGGAAGCATATCTACATCAATTAATAAAGTAAATAGACAATTAAATTCTAGTTTGTCAAATACACAATCCTTGACTGGTGCTGTTAATCAAGATGCTGCACAAAGCCAAATTGGTTCTGTTAATATCAATGCCAGAGAAATAACCAACGGATTTCAAAGTATAGGCTCTGCTGCTAACAATTTTTCAAGCACAACTAATCAAATATCAAGTCTTTCAGGACTAGGAAGTGTAAACGTAAATCAATTGTTATCCTCAGGCCTAGGATCAGCAGTTGGACAACTGGGTCAAATTGGACAGATAGGATCTGTAGTATCTAATTTTACAAACACAATAAGTGGAATCACTGGGGCTGTGACCAGTCTTACTTCTGGCACAACATTTGGACAACTGAGTTCACTGATAGGAAACTTTGACCTTGAACAATTTTCTACAAATATTATAAATGTAATACCTAGAAGTTTGTCTGAACTAGCATTTGCTGTGGGTGGAGATTTTGATACTCTTAGACAGGAAATCGAAGAAATAGGTGATACTTCAAATCTAGAAGATTTTGTAGATGATACATTTTCTGCTCTTAGAAATTCAATAAGAGGAGTAGGAGTAGCTGCCGACAAAAGCGCCAGCCGTAGCAAAATACCAAACCCTTTGAGAAATCATAACAGTTTCAATTATATTCTCACATTAGGTGTTTTAAGTGCTAGCGAATACAATCGACCTGAATTATACAGAAGTAACGGATTTAACAAATACATAATTCGTTCAGGTGGCGGACAATACAGCAACCGTTATCAAGTATTAGACGAAGCAGCAGGCAATTCATTTACTGCTTTTGGAGTCCCTATTAGAGATCATGCGGAATATTTCATAGACGATTTAGAAATAGATGCTGTGATCGTTCCTAACTCAAACACAGGTTTGGCTATGGGAACTACTATTAGATTCAAAGTAACAGAACCCTACAGCATGGGTAATTTTGTTCAAGCAATCATAGGATCTGCTACAGAACAAGGGTATGACAATGTTATAGGTGTACCATTCTGTTTGAGAATAGACTTTGCAGGATGGAACGAAGACGGTGAAACAGATGCTAATTTTGTTACAGCACCTATTTTTATTCCGATTAATATAATCAATATGGAATTCAATGTTAGTGGCCAAGGCAGTGTCTACGATGTAGAAGCAGTTGCATATAGTGAAACTGGACTGGGTGACTCTGTCAATAAAAGTATGACCACTATAAATGCTGTGGGCAGAACAGTTCACGAAGTTCTAAACGGAGAAGTTAATTCTGTAAGTGCTGCGTTAAACGATAGAATAGCCAATCTTGAAGACAACGATGTTTTGTCTACAGGTGATAGATACATCATTGCTTTTCCGCAAAAATTAACCGACTATGCTGAAGTAATAGCAGGAACCTACACAAGTCCAGACTCTCTAACAACGCCAGCAGAACAGGTTGCCATATCTCAAGGACTAGCATCAGCACCTGAGGGAGAATTTGACCCAGTAGTAGTGCCGCCCAGTTCGCAACTTTTTGAATTGTTAAACAATTTTGCTAATGATACCAGCAGAATGAATGCTATAGGAAAAAGCCTAATCGACGAAGATAGCGGATCCAGCGGAGATGCTCCTATGGGTGACGGTAGTCAAGTCCGTGACCAAAAAACTGACACTAATAACTCTGCAGATATAACATTATCTCCTAATGAAAAATCTAGAGTACATCAATTTCATCAAAATGATACAATTGTAAATATAATCACCGGTGTCTTACTGTCGAGCGAATATGCTGCTGAAAATGCCACAGCAGACAGCGACGCTAACGGAACTAGAAAATGGTTTAAAATACAAACACAGGTGTATATAGATGAAACAGAAACAAGTATAGATGAAAGAGGCCGCCCTGCTAGAATCTATGTTTACAATGTAATTACCTATTCCCTTGATGAGGCAAAACACTGCGGCCCTAACGAAATACCAAAAAACACTCAAGGGCTCAAAGACAGTGCCGCTAAAGAATACAATTATATCTATACTGGTGTTAACGAAGACGTGCTAGATTTTGATATAAATTTCAATTTGGCATATATAACAACTGCCCTATCAAATTTTGCACAAAATCCCGGTGGTGCCGGAACCTTTGGCAATAAGTCTGTTATAACAGGCAACGATTCAGCACAAGGAACTTCTCTGCTTCCGGCACCGAGACAATCAGAAAGCAGCGAAACAAACACAACAATCGAAGAAGTTACTGAATTCGGACAAAATCCTAACTCTCTTTCTAGGTCAGACAACGTCCAGTTAAGAGTAGCACAGATGTTTCAAAATACTCTACTAAATCAATGGTCAGATCTAATCACAGCAGAAATGCGTATCATAGGTGATCCATTTTTCTTACCACAACAGACTGGAAATTATATTGGTCAATCTGCCGCCGGTAGTCCTAACCTTACCACAGACGGCACAATGAATTATATGCAAAATGAAGTGTTTGTAGTAGTTAATTTTAAAACACCGTTCGATTATCAGATAGAAGGTGCTACTATGGAGTTCCCACAAGTTGTATCTCAGTTTAGTGGATTGTTCAGTTGCTGGGCAGTTACTAATAATTTTTCTAAAGGTCGTTTCGAACAAACAATTAAACTGATAAGACGCAGAGGACAAGACGCCGAATCTACTACCGAAAATACAGGCATACTAGCTATAGATAATTCCGCCAGCATAGTCGAAGGCTTTGCGTCTACTGACGATGCCGCTTTAAGACAGCAGCGTGCCCAAAATATAGCCACAGGTGCTACATTTAATTCTGACGGCACAGTTGCTGGTTCAGGTCAAGCAGCTAGACCTGGATCGAGACTACCACCAGTTGTAAGAGCAGGCGGAGTAACATTTGATCCAAGGACTGGAGTGTTTCCTGGACAAAGTGCAGATTCTGCTTCTAATACAGAAATTTTTGACTTAGATCAATTTCGAAATGATGAAGTTAATAATGTTCTCAATAGTATTGGACGTTCTGGCATTAATTCCCAGCCGCCGATTCCACTAAGAACTGGTAGTGCTGCACCAAGACCAACAAGACCTGGACAAAATACTTCCGGTCAATCTGCAATAGACCAAAGCCGTGCTCAAAAAATTGACAGTCAACAAGGCAATTCTAGTGTTTAATAGGAAAATAATTAATGTCGCAACCATATAAACAGAAAGCCAGTTTGCGTTCTAGCGCACATCAACAAACTAATTATATTAAAGTATAGCTATTGATTAGCGCAAGGTAAAAAAGACAAATGACAGAAATAAGAATTTCAGATAAAGAAATGCAGCTATTATCTTTTGTGGCTAGAGGAGAAGCAACAGCCGGAGTCGATCCTTATACTAGCATAGTCCCTAATTCTTCTAATCCACAGCTTACACAAATAACCCTGGCTGAAGTTGATCGTTTTCAAACACAAAGGATAGCAGCTAACCAAGGCTCAGCCGCTGGTCGATATCAATTTATTCGAAAAACATTACGATATACTATAGGATTAATAGGCATTAATACTACAAGAATTAGATTTACACCCGATGTACAGGATGCATTAATAATGTATGTATTAAGAACTAGACAGTCAGATCAATGGCTAGCAGGAACACTATCCACTGATAGATTCATGATTAAACTAGCACAAGAATTTGCTTCGATGCCTGTGCCTTATGCTATGCAAGGACATTTTAGACCGGTGCGTAAAGGTGAAACTTACTATGCTGACTATGTGAAAGATAAAAATGGAGAGTATATACAACCATTAGTAGAATCTCCAAATAATAGGTCAAAAGTCGATATACACTCCAATCTGTCCCTCACAGATCCTGACAGGATACAAACAAGAGAACAAGGCACCAACACAATATATCAAGAATTAGAAGATATACTTGCTGCCGAAACTGGAAATATAAGAACTATTTCTTTAGCGCTCGACGGCCCTAACACCGCCGCCCCAGCAGCGGGAACTACTCCAAGAGCGCAAATTGCTGCGCAAGCCGCAGGAGTAGGAGTAGGTGCGTATACAGGAGGAAATGCAGGCTCTAGACCAATACCTTCGACTATTTTACCGGCTGCAACAGGCGCTGTTTATCAGTATAGAACTACAGATCCACTAGATGATAGATATGACTTTAGGACTGGAGAAAAAATAAAAGATCTAGGCATACACGGAACTGGACCAGCCTCAGCATCACCTGTAATAAATGGCAATATTGGATTGGCTAGAGTAGCTACAACCAACAGTGGCGTAGAACCGCCAACAACAGTACCAGTCGCAGACAGCACTGAATCTGCTCTGTCTAGTGATCTACAATCTAATATTAGTGAGGCACTAAGCACTCTAGCAGATCCTGGTGCTGTGTTATCTAATCTAGTAGAGAGGGCAAGTTCACTGTTCAATGAAAGTGCTATTAATTCAGCACTCACCGGCGGCCAATCAACAAGTGCTACTGATTTTGCCAGTGCTGTAACAAGACAGCTGGAAGTGTTACAAAACGCTGAGCCTACCATTTCTAATAGAACGGACGGCCCTGTCCCAATAACTATACCGACAAGACCAGGACAAACTAGACCAGATAAAGCCTTTCCATCTGCTAACAACGTAGGACCTCAATAATGGCATCCAGCTATACAAGAACCGCAGCTAGCGGCACAATAATAAAAAACTCAGGACCATATGAAGCTCTTATAGTAAACAATCTTGATCCAAAATATATGGGATCACTTGAAGTAGAAATATTAAAATATACCGGTGCAGGCAACAGTCCAGAACGCAGCGGCGAAATATTAACAGTGAGGTATCTGTCACCGTTCTATGGAGTTACTTCTAGCCGAGGCATAAACCTTGACGACGGATATGCCAACACTCAAAAAAGCTATGGATTTTGGGCAGTACCACCTGACATAGGTACTAGAGTTCTTGTGATATTTGCTGAAGGAAATCCTAACTTCGGATACTGGATCGGTTGTGTACAAGACGACTATATGAATTTTATGGTTCCTGATGGCAGAGCAAGTACAGAGCGCACAACCGAAGCTACACCTCAAAATTTAACAGGCGTTAAATTACCAGTAGGCGAATACAACAAACTTATTGAAACAGGCGAACTAGTAGACCCAACACTGTTTAAAAAACCCTACAATAAAGATTTTACAAATGTGCTAGAAGTACAAGGCCTACTTTTTGATGAAGTTAGAGGCACAACCACAACCAGTGCTAGACGAGATACTCCCAGTATGGTATCTGGATGGAGTACTCCTGGACCTGCAGATAAAAGAACTGGCAACCCCAGAGTAGAACTAGGAGCCGTTGGAAGACGTGCCAACATGCCCTTTAATAGATTGGGCGGATCCAGCTTTGTAATGGACGACGGCGATGACAAATTTGTTCGTGCTACTCACGCAGAGGAAGGACCACCGTTCTATATTAACAAAGGAGCCGGCGAAACAGGCGGCGACGAAACTATACCGCAAAACGAATTGCTTAGATTGAGAACTAGAACCGGACACCAAATTTTATTACACAATTCAGAAGATTTAATCTACATAGGCAACAGTCGCGGCACAGCATGGATAGAAATAACATCAGACGGTAAAATTGATATTCATGCTCAAGACAGTATCAGCATCATGTCAGACAATGATATTAATTTTACTGCTGAAAGAGATTTTAACGTAGAAGCCGGCCGCAACATCAATATGAAAGCCACTGCTAGATACAGCGATGGAGCACAATATCTTGATAACAAAGAAAGTGGCCGTGTACAGGTTGAAAGTGCTTGGGATACAAACTTTTTTGTAGGACATGATTATAAACTAACAGTTAAGGGTAACGGCGACGTTGCTATTGATTTAGATCTAAACACCACAGTCAAAGAAAGCTATTATCTCCACGCTAATCAAGATATTATGACATTGTCAGATAAATCAACACATATGAAATCAGGTCAAAGTTTCTTTAGAACTTCAGGCCGCACTATGCATGATAATGTAGCACAGAGTTACATGCTAAAAGCTGCTAATTTTGATTCAAATATAGGATTTGGTTATAGACTAACAGTGGGTGGATTACTAAGCCAACAAGCAGGCGGCGAAGTTCGTACCACAGCAGGAGCCAGTATTACACGACAAAGCGGTGCTAGTATATACGACGAAGCTGCGGTTGGTATTAATCTATTAGGTGGGTCGATCATAGCCGGTGATGCTCGCCTAATTCATTGGAACAGTGACCTTGCTGGATCTGGCACCCCAGCAGTCACAGCGCAAAATGCATTAACTGCACAGGCTGCATTAGATGCTGACAGAGTATCTCCGCTAACTACAGTTACACTACCTTATACATTTCCTGGAGCACAACAGCCTGTACCATATGAAAGTATACTAACAAGAGCACCACAGCATGAACCTTGGTCGCATCACGAAAACATGAACCCACAAGCGTTTAAAAAAGAACAAACAGACAGAGAAGATCCTGGCATGTTGCCTCCAAATGATAGAATTGTAACACCTGATACATTTGCTAAAAACAAAGGATCAATTACCACCAGCCAGACAGTTCTTAATTCTGGTAACATACAAGGATTCGACGGCGGAACAGGCGATGGTTCTATAGTAAACGGAACTGAGTCTCAGGGCTCTGTAAATACATTCAGCGGCGATCAACAGATTGACGCAGCTAGAGGAAATCCTGACAACATTACTACAAGATTCTTTGTAGGCGACGGACCCTTAGGAACTATTAAAACTAAAAAACGCGGACTTACTACACAAGTAGCAGAATTGTTTGTACCTAATTTCCAAGGATTTATTGATGATCTAGAAGACAGTGGTTATGAAATACGCACTCTATTGGGATATGCTAAACGTCAAACTGTTAGCGGAGGATCCTGGAGTGTTCATGCCAGCGGCGCCGCTATTGACATCAATCCACCAAACCCAGTACACAATCAATATCCTAATGGATTTTACTCGCCACGTCCTGCTAACGCACCTATGACAGACATGCCACCCAACACACTACAACTTGCTAATAAACATGGACTAGGTTGGGGCGGCGCCTGGACTTCGATTGATGATGCTATGCATTTCAGTGCTCGCAAGAATGAAGGCGGCGCCTTTGATTTCCCTAGAGGATTCATTCCTCTAGGGCCTAGTTCAGAGAGAGCAGACGGAGTACCGCTTGTACCTGAAGACGGAACTGATATCAAAACACCATCAGATATCGATGATTCAAATCTACCAGGACCACAAAATGCTGACGGCACATCTAGAACCGGCTCATAATAACGAGATAAATACTGTATGAGTGAGCTAGAAAAAAATCTGTACAAACGTGTAACTGTTAAATCCAATGGGTCAACTGCCAGCAGTGGCAGGGCCTATAGAGGGTTCAGCACAGTTAGCACTAAAAACGAAGGATTTAGCCTCTACGACTTTGAACTTATTAAGCAGGACATTATCAATCATTTTCATATCCGTCAAGGTGAGAAATTAAGCGATCCTTCATTTGGTTGCATAATTTGGGATCTACTGTTTGAACCATTTACTGCTCAGGTTCAGGAAGCGATTATACAAAATGTTACTACTATTGTTAACTTTGATCCCAGAGTAAGTGTTGACAGTATAATAGTAGACACCTACGAACAGGGTATAAGTGTAGAATGTCAAATAGCGTACCTTCCTTATAATATTTCAGAGCAGTTGAGATTCCGTTTTGACCAAGCAAACGGCTTACTATAATTAACTACGCAGTTTTTCAAACTGGATAAATATCATAGTAAACAAGGAATCTCAGCATGTCTTCAAGCGATAGACAAAACAGACTATTAGTAGCCGAAGATTGGAAAAGAGTATATCAAAGCTTTAGGAACGCAGACTTCCAAAGCTATGATTTCGACAATCTTCGCAGAACAATGATCAATTATCTGCGTCAAAATTACCCCGAAGATTTTAATGATTATATTGAAAGTTCGGAATATCTTGCACTGATTGATATGATTGCTTTCCTTGGGCAGAATCTAAGTTTCCGTATTGATCTCAATGCTAGAGAAAATTTCCTTGAAACAGCAGAGCGTAGAGAATCAATACTGCGTCTTGCTAGAATGCTTGCCTACAACCCAAGACGCAATCAAGCAGCCAACGGTTTACTAAAAATTACCACAGTAAAAACTACTGAATCAATAAGAGACAGTTCTGGGGTAAATCTTGCTGGCGTAGTTGTTCGCTGGAATGATCAATCAAATTCTAATTATTTTGAACAGTTTATCAAAGTGCTCAACGCTGCACTGCCAGTTACAAATGCTGTAGGAACTCCGCTCAAAAGCGAAAACATAGACGGCGTACAAACACAAAAATATCGATTCAATGCTACCAACAGCACTGTTCCAGTTTTCCCATTCGCAAAGAACGTAGAAGGTGTAAGCACTCGCTTTGAAGTAGTAAGCACAGATTTCGACAACGGCAGTATCAAAGAAGAACCGCCACTGCCTGGAACTAGTCCTGCGTTTTTATTCCGTGATGACGGCCAAGGTGCAGGCAGCAACAACACAGGATTCTTTATGCATTTCCGTCAAGGAAAATTAGACAACGGAACTTTTTCTGTTAATAATCCTACTCCAAATCAAATAGTTTCTATCGACGCAGAAAACATTAACAATTCGGACGTTTGGATATATTCAGTTGACACCAACGGTTTTGAAACAACTGCCTGGACCAAACTGGATTCAGTAGAAGGCAACAACATCATCTACAACAGCCTATTTCAAAATATAAGAAACGTATATGCTGTGACTACTAGAATAGGCGACAGAATTAATCTAGTGTTTAGTGATGGTGTATTTGGCAACCTGCCTGCTGGCAATTTTAAAATCTATTACAGAACCAGTGCTAATAGACCTAGTGTTATTGCACCAGGTGCAATAGGCACTGTGACCATAGAAGTGCCATACCAAGGTCGTACAGGTTCGCTAGAAACTCTTACACTTGGCCTGAGATTACAAAACACAGTAGCCAACGGCACTGCTACAGAATCAAACGCCAGCATCAAACAAAATGCCCCGGCAACATACTACACACAAAATAGATTGATCACTGGTGAAGACTACAACATTGGTCCTCTTGCGATCAGCCAAGACATTATAAAAACCAAAGCAGTAAACAGAATATCCAGCGGCATCAGCAGATACTTTGATCTCAAAGATGCCAGCGGAAAATATTCAAATACCAGCCTGTTCGCAGATGACGGTGTAGTTTATAAAGAAACATTTGATACAAAAACACAGTTTAGTTTTGCTACACAGAGTGATATCGAAGGCATAATTGTAAACACTGTTGAAGATATAATTGCCAGCACTAATCTTAAGAATTTCTACTATTCAGAATTTCCACAAATTATTGTTACTGACCTAAATGCCAGTTGGGAAAACACAACTGAATTTACAAATCAATATACAGGATTTATCAAAGACGTAGACGGCACCGCTTACACACTGGGTTCGTTCACTGTCAACAATTTGCGATTAGTAGAAGCAGGAACACTGGTGAGATTTGTTCCACCACTTTCATCGTCAGGCGCTGTGCAATATTTCTTACCCGACGGTGCTTATACTACTAATATAGAAGCAGTAGGAGCAACCAGTTACAAATGGACCAGAGTAGCTGCTGTATCGGGCAATGGTGCTGAACCTACTGAAGCAGGCGACGGAGCAGTTACACTGGTTGACTTTATACCCAACGGTGCTATACTAGAACAGATCGTTCCTAAGTTTTCCAGATCGTTATCAAATGATCTCAAGACACAGATCATCGATCAAACCTTTGCCTACAAAGATTATGCTCTGAGATATGATGTGGACCAACGAGACTGGGAACTTGTGCTAGCAGCGGATGTCAATACTATTAATGATTTTGCAGTAGGTAAAGCAGGCGATATCAGCGGACAGAATCTAGATTCAAGCTGGCTACTGTATTTTAAAACCAACGGCGAAACATATACCATTACATACAGAAATCTTCGTTATGTGTTTGAAAGTGCTGGAGAAATACGTTTCTTCTTTGACAGTGCTGATAAAATTTACGATCCAAAAACCGGAAAAATAGTTAGAGACAATATCACAGTATTAAACATCAACAAGCAACCAGACGCTAACAATAGTTTTACTAGAGATTTTGTATGGAATATCAGCGATGCTTACAGAGACAACGAAGGCTATGTTGATACTAGAAAAATACAAGTACAATTTTTTGATCTAGACGACGACGGCGTAATAGATGACCCAGACCTGTTTGAAAAATTAATCGAGCCTAGTGCCAATCCTCAGCAAAAAATAATTATTCAACAGCGTTATACTACTACAGACGGCGTAGAAGATTTTAGATATTTTGACAACGCTAATAATACTGTTAAAATTGTAACCAACGAAGCTGCGATAGTTTACAGCAGGGAAGTTGAAGGTCAAGTATTTTATCTGTTTGAAGAAGGTGTGTTTAAGACTCTAAATAAATCTCGCAACAACACCACAATTAATACCAACTACAGAGCTTTTGTAGGTCGCAGTGGCCTTAAGTTTCATTATGTACATGTTGCAGATTCAAACTACAGAATTGACCCAAGTGCTAGCAACATAATCGACACTTACCTGCTTACTAGAAACTATGATACAGAAGTGAGAAAATTCCTCACTGGTGGCAGAGCTACTGACCCGAAACCAGAAAGCAATGACCAGCTGTTTAGAAACTATGGCAGCGCAATTAATTCTATAAAATCAATCAGCGATGAAGTGATTTATCATCCGGTTAAGTATAAGATGCTGTTTGGCAGCAAAGCAAAAGAAGACCTACAAGTGAAATTTAAAATTGTAAGAAATAAAGATCTAGTAGTTAACGAAAATGAACTCAAAGCAGATATTATACAGGCTGTTGACAGATTTTTCGCAATTGAAAACTGGGACTTCGGCGAAACATTTTTCTTCCAAGAACTGAGTGCCTACATTATGAATCAACTTAGTCCGAAACTATTGAGTGTGATTATTGTTCCTAGACAAGGATCACAGTCATTTGGAAGTCTTTTTGAAATCAAATCAGAACCAGATGAAATCTTTATCAGCGCAGCAACAGTTGCGGATGTAGAAATCATCGACGAATTAACTGCTACAGAACTACAAGCCACTGGCACAGTATTAACCAGCGTTAGCACAACTGCTACAACAGGCATAACTAGTTCTCCTAGCACACCAACAAGCACTATGGGCGGAGGTTTTAGCTACTAATGGCGTACAACGATAATCAAAATGAAAGTCCGCTACCAACACCAGGCAATGACAAGCGCACAGCATCTGATCTAATACCGAAGTTTTTTAAAACAGAAGCCAACAGAAAGTTTCTACAAGGAACAATCGATCAGCTGATACAACCTGGCGTAGCAGAAAAGCTAAGTGGATTTGTAGGACGTAAAACAGCCAAAGCTCGCAAAGCTGACGACAACTATATCGGTGATGTAAGTGCAGATAGAGAAAATTATCAGTTTGAACCAGCTGCTGTAATCAAAGACACACTGGATAATGTTACCTTCTACAAAGATTATAACGACTATCTAGGATCTCTACGTTTCTTCGGAGCAAACACAGACAACCACGACCGTCTAAACAGCCAAGAATACTATGCCTGGGATCCCCACATAGACTGGGACAAATTTGTAAACTTCCGTGAATACTACTGGCTACCAAACGGACCTCTCAGTATTCCTCTAAGAGGACAACAGAGAGAAATCGTCAGCACCTACACTGTAACCACTGTGACAGAAGATGACAACACTGCTTATGTGTTCAATGACGGGTTTACTAGAAACCCAACTCTTAAACTGTACAGAGGACAGACCTACAGATTTGAAATAGACACACCAGGCCATCCTATTGCATTTTCGATCAGCAGAACGTTTACACCAGGCACTGCTATTCTCACTGCTGGATCAGAAGGTCTAAGAGCTAACGGACTTTTTGACGGCGTTCTCTATGGCAACGAATACGATCAGGGAGACTTTATTATCCTTCCCAGCAGCGGCAGCGTTTTCTTTGAAGCTGATGATAATGTAAGCACACTGTATCCAGACGGTATTCGCAAGCTAGGCGAAGATGGAGAAGAAGTTGCTACTGTTTATGTAGAACGTGGAACTATTGAATTTACAATACCTGCCGACTCACCTGAAAGACTTTACTATATCAGTAAAAACAGTATTGATACCAGCGGTCTGTTAAGAATCTATGATGTAGAAGAAAATACTTTTCTCGACGTAGAAGCAGATATTCTAGGCAAGAAGACCTATCGCAACGCAGATGGAATAGAACTGTCAAACGGTATGAAATTACAATTCACTGGTGACGTTACTCCTGCTGAATACAATCAGAATCAATGGTACGTCGAAGGTGTTGGCGACAAGATTCGTTTGATCAAAGACGTTGATCTAATTATTCCAGCAGCTTATTCTGAAAACAGATTAATACCTTTTGATTCAGATCAGTTTGATGTACTGCCATTTGCTAATGCTAGTTCTTTCCCAGCTGAAAAAGATTACCTAGTAATCAACAGAGCCGCACGTGATAGAAATGCGTGGAGTCGCTACAACCGTTGGTTCCATAGAAGTGTTGTTGAGACTAGTTTTCTGCGCAACGATCTACCAGTTAACATTGACGAAGAAACTAGAGCCAAGCGTCCTATTATTGAATTTGAAGCAGGACTTAAACTGTACAACTTTGGTACAGAAGCCAAACGTGATGTTGATCTTGTGGATACATTTACTCAAGATGTGTTTAGTACAATAGAAGGTCAATTAGGATATAACGTAGACGGTGTTGATATTGCTGATGGTATGAGAGTATTGTTTATAGCAGATACTGACATACTAGTGCGTGGTAAAATCTATCAAGTAAACTTTATAGAAATAGGAAATAACAGACAGATTAGTCTAGTTGAAACAGCGGACACTGATCCTTTAGAAAACGAAACAGTGTTTGTTACACAGGGTAATAGATATGCTGGTCAAACATTTTTCTACAATGGTACAGACTGGCAAATAGCACAGGAAAAAACACAGCGCAACCAACCTCCGCTGTTTGATCTATGCTGTCCACAGGGCAACGAGTTCGCAGATACTGATGTGTTTGACAGTGCTACATTTAGAGGGACAAAAATATTCAGCTATAGACAGGACACCGGCTCGACTGATCCTGAATTAGATTTTGCTCTAACATATAGAAATATTGAAAACAGCGGTGACATACTGTTTGACTTCAATTTACTTACTGACAGTTTTACAGTACAAACTGACAGTGGTGTAGAAACAGTTACCACAGACACAGCAAACCTAAGAAGATATCGCACCAGAACTGACTTTGCTTGGGTTAACGGATGGTCAAGTGTGCCTGCTCTAAGCAAGCAGTATGTCGTAACACAGTACATCGCCGACGATCTAACAGTCAACAGTTTTGAAGTAGACGTTTATGATCGTGCAGGCGATCTAAATGATCTCAAGGTAATTGTACAGGTTAACAACAGCTTAAAAGTTAGACTTCAAGACTATGAAATCGACAGAATTAATTCAAGAGCGTTTGTGAGATTTTATCAAGATCTCAATGAAGGCGACGTAGTTGTAATAAAAACTCGCAGCACAACAGTTAAAAATGTCAACGGATATTATGAATTTCCTCATAACCTTGAGCGCAATCCACTGAACCAAGACGTGACTGAATTTACACTAGGCGAAGTAATTGATCATGTTAGCAGCATGGTCGAAGAACTGAATCAGTTCAGCGGAGTATTCCCAGGAACCAGCAACATCAGAGATCTTGGCGATATTGACAGATACGGTAAAAAGTTTGTAAAGCACACCGGACCAATCAACCTACCTTTGTATCACCTTACCACCAAAGACTACAACATTGTCAAGGCATTGAGATACAGCAGAGATGAATATGCTAAGTTCAAGCGTGTGTTTTTAGAAACTGCCGAAACACTGGGATTCGACGGCGAAACTAGAATACACGTTGACAGAGTTCTAGCAGAAATGAACAAGGACAAGATCAAAAGTCAGCCTTTCTATTTCTCAGATATGATAGGCTATGGTCCGTTCAATAGAATCGAATACGAAGTATTAGATCCCAGATCAACATTCTATGCTCTGAGCCGAACATTTTCTCTAAGCGATCCCAGTGCTAGAAGTGCGCTGATTTACCTCAATGGTCGTCAACTAACACACAACAGAGATTATACATTTAACACCGATGGATATGCTCTTATCAGTGCTGATCAACGAGAAGGCGACACTATTGAAATAGTAGAATATGCTACAACAGATGGCGGCTTTGTTGCCCCAACACCTAGCAAGTTGGGATTGTATCCAAAGTACGAACCTGAATTAACTATTGATGATACTTTCCAAACTGACGAGCCCGCTTCAGAAGGCCCATATAAAATCTACGGTTCTATAGTCGACGGTCATCCGCTGCTAGGAGCCAGAGGATGGTTCTATCCAGTATACACTTCACGTTCAGCAGCTAGAGCAGCAGACACAGCTCTGGGAGGCACAGGCACAATTGAATCTCTACAGTTCAAAGGTCTAAACAGAACACTGTACATGGCAGCATCAGCAGAAAACACTCGTGGTGGCCAAGACAATATTGAAATAGATGCGTATCCTGTGGGCATACCTTTTGTAAGAGGTCACGACGGCAGCTATATTAGAGCATACCTAGACTATAGAGACGAGCTACTTTTAGAACTAGAAAAAAGAATATTCAACAACATCAAAGTTGAATGGTCAGAAGATATAACTGACGTCTACGGATTTGCAGGCGGCGATTTTAGATCTAGTGAATTTACTAGAACAGAACTAAACAGAAGTCTGTTAACAGAATTTACACAATGGTTAAAACTGGTTGACAACGATTACACTGACAATTTCTTCTACGATCGTCTAAACGAATTTACATTCAACTATTCAAATGCTAACAATCCACAAGGAGAACTAGCACCAGGATTTTGGAGAGGTGTGTACAAGCGTGCGTATGACACAGATCGTCCTCACTCACATCCATGGGAAATGTTGGGATTCACAATCAAGCCAACATGGTGGAACACAGTTTATGGTCCAGCACCATATACCAGCGATAACCTTATACTTTGGAGAGACCTAGAGCAGGGCATTGTAAGAGAACCTGGTAAAGAAATACAAGTAAAGGATAAATTTGTTCGTGCCGGCCTGGCCAACTTTATCCCAGCAGACAATCAAGGCAATTTAAAATCTCCCCTACGCTCCGGCTATGTTAAGAATTTTGTGTTGAGATTGAGCACTGGCAACTTTAACTTCGGCGACGAAGCACCTGTAGAAACAGCATGGCGTAGAAGTTCACAATATCCGTTTGCGTTAATTACCAGTATGTTGTTAAACAAGCCTGCACAAACAATGGGCGCAGGATTTGACGTAAGCAGAATATCAAGAAACCTAGCCGGCCAAAAAGTTTATCAACAATCTAGCAAGCCTATCTCAAACACAGACATAGTATTCCCTAACACATTTGCTGACGACGAAAGAATACTCACTGCCGGATTTGTAAACTACATCTACAATCTAGTAGCCAGCGATGTACTAGCAGTATACAGTGATTATCAAACACAGTTAACAACGCTAATAAATCAACTAGGATTTAAACTAGCAGGATTTAGCGATACTCAAAAATTAAACCTAATACTAGAAAGCAGATCACCCAGTGCTAATTTTGAAGGCGGCATCTTTGTCCCACAAGAAAATTATCAAATATTCTTCAATACCAGCTCGCCTATTGAACTGGCAGTGTACAGTGGTGTGGCCGTTGAAAAAGTAGCCAACGGATTTATTGTTAGAGGTTATAACAACGACGCATCATTCTTCGATTACTATGCTCCACAAGCAGGAACCAGCAGCACAGCGGTCACTGTGGGTGGTATATCAGAAACAGCAGCAGAATGGGAAAACGACAAAAGATATCAAGAAGGTCAAGTTGTACAATTCAATAATACATTCTATAGAGCAACAGCAACCTTTACTTCGGGTGACACTTTTAATACAGACAATCTAGCAAGACTGCCTGCTCTTCCGATAGTAGGAGGAAAAACTGCTGAGTTTAAGAAAAACTTTGAATCAAGAAAACCTCTTTCTATACCTTACGGCACAGTACTGAGAACCAGTCAAGACGTAGTTGATTTCCTATTAGGATATGGCGCAAGATTAAATGACCTTGGATTTGATTTTAATTTTGTAGAATCTGAAGGTCGTGTAAACAACTGGAATGCCGCCGCTAGAGAATTCTTATTCTGGACCACACAGGGTTGGGCCAGTGGCACTGTTATTACACTTTCTCCTGCTGCCAACAGATTCTTCTTCCAAAGAGAATTTGTAGTAGTTGATGATATCTATGATGATTTTTATAACTACAGCTTACTTCAATCAGACGGACAATCACTTCCAAGAGAATTTGGAAGTTTGCTAAGAGATGAAAACAGTTTCGGTCTTGAAATAGTTAGCACAGACGAAGGCCTGTATTCTATTGCGTTACCTCTTGTACAAAAAGAGCATGTTGTATTGGTCAACAATCGTACTATATTCAACGACGTTCTTTATCAACCCAGCACTGGTTATAGAAGAGACAGAATTAAAGTAGCAGGATATCGTTCAGACGGTTGGAACGGCGGCTTAAACATTCCTGGATTTGTGTTTGATGATGCCAAAACCACAGAATGGACACAGTGGAAAGACTATGCCATCGGTAGCCTAGTAAAATACAAGCAATTCTTCTATGTGGCTACAGAAAATGCTCCGGGCACTAAAGATTTTAACAGCAACTTCTGGTTTAGATTAAATGAAAAGCCAGAGGCTGAACTGATCACAAACTTTGATTACAGAATTAATCAGTTCGCAGATTTCTACGATCTCGACACAGACGGATTTGATGCTGAACTACAAAAGATGGCACAGCACCTAACTGGTTATCAAAAGCGTCAGTATCTAGCAAACATTATCAACGACGATGTAAGCCAATACAAATTCTATCAAGGAATGATTCAAGACAAAGGCACTAAAAATGCTCTTGACAAGATGTTTGTCAAACTCAGCAGTGCTGGCGAAGAAAGCTTAGAATTCTTTGAAGAATGGGCACTACAGGTCGGCAGATATGGTGCTGTGGATAATATTCAGCAAATAGAAATCAATCTCAAGCAGGACAAAATTCAAGAATCACCGCAATCAGTAGAACTTGTGAACAGTATACCTGCTGTTAACTTTGATAAAATTTATCGTATACTGCCTTTTGAAATGTATGATCGCCCTGCAGATTATGATCACACACCTTTCCCAACTAAACCGTTAGTTGACGAATACATACGTTCAGCAGGCTATGTCAACGAAGAAGATGTTACATTTATAGCAGGCACCACTGACGAACTTAACACAGGTGATGTGAATCAACTGGGACTCGGCGAATATGTATGGGTCACTGAAGTAAATGCTACACCCTGGGACGTATACCAACATGTGTCAACCAATGCTAACGTAATTGAACTAGAAGATCGTCAAGAACTTAACAGCGAAGGGATACCTTTACGCAGTCTCTGTCTAGACAAATGGGCCAAGGATCATGTACAGGCTGGCGATCTTGTAGGTGTTAGATCAGCACAAGAATTTAACATAAACAGCATCTACAAAGTAGACAGCGTAAGCCTAGAAGAAGTTAAAATACAGGTTCCTGAAGATAATGAAATTGTTCCTTTTGCTACACAGAGTTATATACTGACTAAATTAAGAAGTGTAAGAGTTGACGATTTAGATGAATTAGCACAGCTAGCACAAGAAAAATTGTACAACCAACAGCGTGTGTGGGTCGACAATTATAATGGAGACTGGTCAGTTTTAGAAAACGATCCTGTTTACGTAAACCGTCAGACACTTGTAAATCTTTCTGAATTTGACAGCACTGTACAAGATTTCGGCACCAACATAGCAGCTACTCCTGACAACAACAATTTATTTGTAGCAGCCCCAGGCGACGGCAACGGCAAGATTTTTTACTATCGCAGAACCAAAGAAACATTTAATTTTAATATAGACCAAGAATTGGTATTAGACGACGGTGATTTATTCACAGTTTCAGATAGTGGATTTGCTTCTAGTTTAGATGTAACTGAAGACGGCGAATATCTAGTAGTAGGATTGCCAACAGCCAGCGGAGTTAACACAAGATTCAAAGGCGACTTTGATGCTGATGCTGCCTACAATAAAAATGATATAGTCAAAGACCGCGACAGCCTCTGGAAAGCAAATAGAGAAATTCTACCACAAATCACAACACAGCCATTCAGCACATTTGACAATTACATTAATATAGCCAGCAGCGCAGATGCGGACTCAACTAGCTTAACTCTGCTAGTTGCAGGCGACCCTGGTCTAGAAGGCAACACAGTAGATCACCTACTAGTAAGAGCTCCTCGAGACATGTATCTAGGTACAAAAGCTGGTGATGTCGTAAATCTATTTTGGAACAGACACAGCTTTGCATATCCAACACTGGATGTATTCCTGCCATTTGACGGCGAAATACCACAGATAACTCCTGAATTTTTACAGCAAGATCATGAAATCATAGAAAAGATTGATCATGTATTTTTCATAGAGACTTTTATTACCCTGCCTGGCGTAGGAGATACAGTTACAACAGATACTGGCCAAGCCGAAGTTGCTTATGTAGGCACCCGCAGAGACAGTACTGTATTGTATCTAAAAGATACCAACGGTACGTTTGATATCACAGGCGAATTGTTTATTGAAGATGTAGACTTTGTAGGATTTTATACAGAAGAGAATACATTCAGTACAACCGATGCAGTAGCAGGTTTTTGGTATATCGAAACCCCTAGTTATTCTAATAATGGACGTTACTATGATATAGGCCGAGGCTTAGTGTATGCTGACATTCGTCTACAAGATTCTAATAGATCGTTAAATTCTTATTACAATATTCAAGACACAATAGTTACAATTGGTAACTATGTTCTCAATCGAAATAGAGTAAGCGTTATTACTCAATTGTCATACCGTGGCGACCCAGCAGGCGCTGACGGTGTTAACGGTACAGAACAACAAATTCCTAGTGACCTTTGGGTTGTAAGAGCAGGTAAATTATTTACTGACACATTGTCTACAGGAGACAGCTTTGAATTCCATGTGTACGACCTAGACAATAGAGATTTGACCGATGCATTAGAAACTGCTGGAATTACTGGAAACTATTCTGTAACTAATAAAACACAGACTATATATGATCTATGGGACGGATATATTGATTTTGAATTTACTAGATTTGACTTTGGTGGATTTCCTTTCGAGCCGCAAGTAGGAGACATTATTGAAGATGTACAAACTCCGAGAGATGGCGCAGGCGGCCTAGCACTTACAACTACAACAACCAGTAGTGCAGAAATTATGTATATGAAACGTAATTTTAATAGTGTAAGAGTTTATGTAAAAGTATTATCGGGCTCATGGTTACAACAAAATAATATTGGACGTTACGAAATAAGACGCAACGCCAACAATATAATTAGAGGCCCGGGCGATGTTGACCGTGTTATCGGAACTGTGAACGATCCAGGAAATGATATCGCTGTCGGAACAAATGAAGTTGGAAAATTAATAGTATTTGAACACAGTTCAGATTTTAACGATACTAGAGCATGGAATGAAATACCGCCAGTGGTAGATGAAGAGTATTTCTTCTTTAACGAAATAATAGAACAAGGTGTACAAAGATTACCAAACCCACCGTTCAGTCTAAACAAAGATTATACACAGGTATATCACATTTCAGCTGATGAATTTGGAACAGCAGGCCCCAACGGTGAAGGCGCTGTAGCAATATTCCGTAAATTACCAGACGGAAGATATAGATTCCAAAAACTGTTTGTAAGCGAGTACAGAACAGCCAACAGAGGATTCGGCAAATCAGTTAAAATTAAACAGGTTGACAACTACTACACACTGTTTGTTTCAAGCAATAGTGTTGTGCTTCCTGGAGATGACTCAACAGAGAGAAGAGAACATCCAGGCAGTATAGAAATATTCCGTCATGGCGTCAAACCTACTGATCGCTTCCGTGGCGAATATCAGATTACTGCGTATTCAGAAGGCGATATTGTAATTTATAGAGATGACTATTACGTTGCTCTTAAAAATATGTCAGAAACTGAAAACAGAATACAGGATCCTATTTATTGGAACAATATCAGCTGGCGCAGAGGCAAGGACACTGACTACAGAGGAGACTGGGACAACAGCTATGGTTACGCAGTAGGTAGCATTGTACGATTCAACAACAAATTCTACAGAGCTACAACTAACATAGCTGCCAACGAACCGTTCTCAACAACTGTGTGGGCAGAGATAACTGATCTAATTGATTATGTAGGATATCTGCCAAACCTAACAGATATAGCATCTTATGATGAAGCAGTGTTTGACCCAGTTACAAATATTGCTCAGTTTAGCAATGCGTATGATGTAAGTGGTGACGCACAGGTAATTGTAGTAACTGCTGAATTAGTCGATGCCAGCAGCACTAGCGAAACCAAAGTGTTGATCTACAGAGAAACGGACGACAAGTATCTGCTAGATCAAATTATTGACGCACCGCAGCTACAAAACACTATCAACTGGGCTAGAAAGATCACTATTAATCCAGCTGGCACACAGTTTGCTATCAGTGCTCCGCTTGACGATACTGCTAAAACTGATCAAGGACAGGTTTATGTTTATACACAAGTTGATGGAGAGTTTGTACTAAGTCAAACATTAACTCCTCCAAACAACGAAGAAAGCGAACAGTTTGGATATGATATTAGTTTTGGCGAAGATAATTTAGCAGTTTCGAGTCTAAATGGCGATCAAAGAATACCAACTACTTTTGACAACGGTGACGTAACATTTGACAACGGATTCACTAATTTTAGAAATATCAAACTAGACACAGGTGTAGTTTATATCTTTGAAGAATTAAATGATAGACTAGTATACAGCGAACAATTCCGTTACGACACTGCTCAGTCAGAGTTTGGCGAAATACTGTTAGCCAATGCTAACCATGTGTATGTGGGCGTGCCTTCACACAGTGCTGGCGATTCAAGCAAGGGCATTGTGGTAGACTACAGAAAACCAAAAGGCGATACAGCATGGAATACGCTAAGATCAAGCGTAACTCCTGTAGATGTATCGAGAATTGAAGGTGTATTCTTATATAACAAGCGTACAAATCAAATAGTCAGCTATGTTGACTATGTTGATCCTATACAGGGCAAGATACCTGGTATTGTAGAACAAGAATTGACCTACAAAATAGGATTTGATCCTGCTGCTTACAACGTAGGTGATCTAACAGATTTAACAGTTGATCCCAGCAGATACTGGGCAGGTGAACACGTAGGTCAAACATGGTGGAACATCAATACCGCTAGATTTAGTTTCGCATACCAGGGCACTACTGCGTTCCAAAAGAACGAGTGGAATAGACTAATGCCTGATGCTACTATTGATATCTATGAATGGGTAGAAAGTGAATATCTACCAAGTCAATGGAATCAACTAGCAGATACTGATGAAGGTATCGAACTGGGCGTAAGTGGAACTGCTCCTTACGTCAACAGCAAGTACAGTGCTAGATTGACATACGATGATATCGCCCAAATATTCAGTACCAAGTATTACTACTGGGTACAAAACAAGAGAACAATTCCATCTACTAGAGACAGAAGCATCAGTACATTTGAAATGGCTAATCTAGTAGCCAGACCAAGAGAACAGGGATACAGATTTGTTAGTTTCCTAAGTGAGAATAAATTTGTTCTTAACAATTTTGATAACCTAGTAACATCAGATGATCTAGTTCTAAACATTCGTTACAATGTTGGCTCACAAAAATTACAAAACACTCACGCACAGTATCGTCTAATGTCAGACGGCTTAGATCGCAGTCGTCCTGATGCTGACATTGAACGCAAGTGGTTTGACAGCTTGATAGGCGTTGACACCAACAATAGACCAGTGCCTGATCCTAATATTCCTATAGCCAAGCGTTATGGTATACAGAACCGTCCAAGACAGGGCATGTTTGTCAACAGAATAGAAGCACTCAAGCAGACTATAGAACGTGCCAACCTAGTGCTAGCAGAAAATCTTGTTGTAGACCAATATGACATAGACAGACTTTTTGAAAAAGAGCCAACACCGTCGACAGCCACAAAGCTGTATGACCTAGCAGTTGATACCTATTCTGAACTGCGTTTTGTAAGCACTAACAAAGTAACACCTGCTAGACTAAGCCCAGTAATTCTAAACGGTCGTCTAATACGTGTAGACATAGTTGACAGTGGCCGCGGATACAAAACAGCACCTAGTGTAGATATTGTAGGCACTGGAGTTAATGCTGACGTTGAACTAACTATAAACAATCTAGGACAGGTTGTGTCAGCCGAAGTTGTAAATGACGGCAGCGGCTATAATGAAAGCACTCTAGTTAATACAAGAAGATTCTCTGTACTAGTAAACAGTGACGAAACACTGAACGGAAAGTGGGCATTGTACTCATGGAACGACACTGCTAACACCTGGTTCAGAAGCAGCCTACAAGACTTTGACGTAAGTATATACTGGAATTACGCTGACTGGTATGCGTCTAGCTTCAATCAATTTACAAATATAGATTATGAAATCGAAGGAGCGTATCTATTAACCAGCTTAGATGACCTAGTCGGTGATATAGTTAAAATCAATAATGTGGGTACTGGCGGCTGGCTACTGTTAGAAAAAGTTGCCAACGAAGACACAGAAGACTACACTATAAACTATAAAACCATAGGTCGTCAAAATGGAACTGTACAATTCAGCGACAGTCTCTATGATTTTAGTAAAAACACAGTAGGCTTCGACAACCGCAGCTTTGACAGCTGGTTCTACGATAACAATCCTGCCAAAGAGTTGAGAATTATTCTAGAAACACTGAGAGACGATATTCTCGTCACAGACCTAGCAGTAGAATACAATCAGTTGTTCTTTGCTAGCCTGCGTTACATCCTATCAGAGCAACAGAGAGTTGATTGGATGTTCAAGTCTAGCTTTGTTAATGTCAAGCATAATCTCGGAGAACTTGAGCAAAAAATTAACTTTGAAAACAACAAGCTTCCAAGTTTCGAAGCCTATGTTGAAGAAGTTAAGCCATATAGCACTAAGATTAGAGAATTCATTAGCTCGTACACTAGCTTAGACAGCACCAACAGCAGTGTAACTGATTTTGACAATGCTCCTTACTACGACAGATTGACCAAGCGTATAGAAGCCAGCAGAGCTGTTATACAAGACGGTGTGTTGGTTGGGGCTAATGTGTTGAGTGAGTCATATCCTAGAAAGCACTGGGCAGACAACATAGGTTATAGTATAAAAGAAATACAAATAGCTAACCCAGGTAGCGGATATACCAGTGAACCAAGAATTAGATTTGAATCAAGTGAAGGCACAGGAGCCACAGCAAAAGCTTATCTAGGTTACGGTCGTATTACCGAAATTAAAATAACTAATCCTGGCAGTGGATATATCACTACACCCCGTGTTGTTATTGAAGGCCCGCAGACTGACGATGGAGTAGTCGCCGCAGCCAGTGCTATATTGGGCAATGGTCTAGTAAGAACACCCAGCATCAGAATCAAGTTTGATAGAACAGCAGGAGTTTACACTTTTGAAGATCTAGCAGAAACAGAAACATTCTCAGGAACAAACATCAACACAGTGTTTAATCTAGAATGGCCAATGGATCTTGACAACAGAAAAGTCAAGATATCTGTCAACGGAGTAGAACAATTAAGAAGTCAATATACCTACAGCAATGTCGATTATATACCAACTGCTGAAACACTTGCTAAAGAGTTTAATTATGGCGATGTAAACAGCGCAGCAGGCCCAGGCACACAGAAAATTACAGACGGATATTCCTATCAAAAAGGTCGTATAACGTTTACTCGTCCTCCTGCAAATGAAGCAACCATCACAGTCGGATACTACAGACCTCTCAGCATGTTGAGTGCGGAAGATAGAATCAAATTCGCCTATACACCAGTAGCAGGTATGTTGGGCAACGATCTAGCACAGCTTATGAGTGGTGTAGACTATGGCGGAGTTGAAGTGCGCGGATTTGATTTCGGCGGACCAAGCGGCTGGGACAGTCAAGGATGGTATACAGATACTTGGGATACTTTTGACAACACGTTTGAAGATGAAGTATTCATAGCCGACGGTTCTACTATTGCTGTAGAATTGACCAATGTTCTAGAAAATGGCATAGTTTACAACATCTATAAAAATGGTGTAAGACTTGACGACCCTGACTACGACCTAGGCACACCCGTAAATCCAACAGCAATTACCAACAGTATCACAGGCGATGGCGTTACTAAAATTATAGACCTTGATGACAGAGGTATATCGCTACTAGATGGTGATATTCTAATTGTTAGAAAAATTACCAGCGATGGTAGTGTTATTCCTGATCCGTTGAGTTATGATGTAGCACTGTCAGGCGGTGACCTGTCATACCAAACTGCCAAAGGTCTGAACCCAGAAGAAATCATAGTAGACGGTGATGGCTTTGTAACACCTACAACCAGCAGCGGCCCAGAAGAACTAGTCCCAGGCCAAGTACTTGATACACTTGACATCAAAGTTTACACTAGAGAAAGCGGTGGTCAAGGCACCATATATAGCCAAAGCTATATTATGGACGCAAGCATAACACAGTACGCACTGGGCACAACACCCGGCAACGCCGACAGTGTATTTGTAAAACTAGACAACGAAATCCTAGCAGACGATGAATATACTATAGACTGGACCGACAACACTGTAACTATTCTTAACCCAGTTGACGGCGTAGAACTAAACATTCTCACAATGGGTCTTGGTACACAGGATATTATGGACTACGGATTCTTTACATCTGTGGAAGGTCAAACTGACTACAAAACTAGTGTAGAATGGGTCGACACTGCCAGCGTCTATGTAACTGTTGACGGAGAAGCTGAAACTGTTACACTGTTTGAGGACGATAATAGAGCAACATTTAGATTTGATACTCCTACCACAGCAGATAAGACTATATACTGGGTTATATTTAATACTAACACAGAAATAAACTATAGTCAAGTATCAAAAGACACGTTCGTTGCCAATGGTACAGATACACAATTTGAACTGTTGTCTGCACCGTTCTATGCTCTGCCAAATGAACACAACATCTTAGTTAAAGTCGGCAACACTATACTAAACGCTGGATATAACAAGCAATTTACAATTTCTCAACTAAGTGAAAGAGAGTTTGCGCTTGAAACATTCCAACAACCAGTGGGATCGCTGGGAGTTGAGGATGTTAGTGTATTCCTTAACGGAGTTGAAATTGTGTCTCCAGTACAGTGGCGTTTAGAAATTGCCAACAGCAGCATTATACTAGCAGATGAAGTTGGTGCTCCAGGCGACTTTGTTGAGGTCTATGTGATTACAGATGGTGACTACAGAATTTCAAACAAGACTGTTATACTAAACACTGCTCCGACTAACAGCACTACAGTAGAAATTTATCAATTTAGCAATCACAACGTACTAGGAATTGAAAGAATAAACTATGATGTAGTTGCTAGAACTACACTAATACCTGAAGATGTACAATATGTTACATACAATAGATTAACAGTGGGCGAAATAGCACTGAGAACACCTGCTGTTGATGCAGAGTATGTTTGGGTAGCTGTAAATGGAGAACTATTAACACCCAGCGTTGATTATTATGTAACTGATGATAGAACCAAGGTTAGACTAGTACGTCTGCCAGCGGCAAATGATGTCATTGACATAATACATTTTACTATGCCTGTAAATGCGCCAAGATTTGCCTACAGACAGTTTAAGGATATGCTGAATCGTACACACTTCAAGCGTCTCGACACTGCAACAACAGCACTTGCACAACCATTAAACTATTATGATCTAAGAATTGAAGTAGTAGACGGAACAGATCTAGCAGAACCAAACAAAGGCGGCAACTTGCCCGGCATCGTTTGGATCAACAGCGAACGTATTGAATACTTTGTAAAAGAAGGAAATACACTGCGTCAGTTGCGCAGAGGTACACTGGGCACAGGTACTCCTGTAGTTCATCCTGCGGCTGAAAAACTGTTTGATCAAAATGCTAGCAAGACTGTTCCATACAAGGATCAGACACTGGTATATAACGAACAAACAACAGATAACGATATTATTAAGGTAACAAATACATTTGTGCCTGGATTTACTATAACAGACAATAATATAGAAGTGTTTAGTAGCGGCACACGCCTGCGAAAAACATCACTAGACGTGTTTAATGCTACTATAGCACTTGATAGTCCGAAAGGCGATACAATAGCACTGAAAGAATTTGGAGTTGACCCGATAAACGAGTTTATCGAAAAGAATAATTCTTATACAATAATTGATACAGAAAAATATCAATTAGATCCAGTGCTTGATACTCGTACTTACAAAGACGACTCGGGCATTATACAACCTACAATATATACTATAAGTGCAGCCGGCGGTTCTGGATTATTTGCTAAGTTTGATGTTACACTAACTAATGGAGTAGTTTCTGTAAGTAGAGCAACAAATCGCGGATTTAATTATAAAGTCGGCGACATATTAACAATACCAGTATCGGAGTTGTATACATCTGCACAAATTGCTGCTAGAAATATCCAAGACATCCAACTCGAAGTTACTGACGTTTACTTAGACGAAAATGGTAATTCTACAGCATTAGGTACTTCGACAATTCCTGCAAACGAAACTAGAATCACAGTGGTCAAAAAAATAGGACAAACTTGGACTAGACTGGGAGAATCACTGTCAACTGCTGAAAATAGCATAGCAAGATTCTTACGTGCTGGAACAACTGAGCTACCAGAATAAATACAGTATAGGAAAAACAATGAGCGGAAACATGCAAGACAACAATGGTGTAAGAATACAAGGTCATATTAAGATATTCGATCCTACAACTAATCATGTCTATATTGACAAAAGAAATGCCATTCATTATGAAAATATGAGTATTGCTCTTGCTGAAAGCTTGAGCAACGCTGGCCAAGGGTTTATATACGAAATGAGCTTTGGTAACGGCGGAACTACTGTAGACCAAACTGGTGTGATTACATATCTTACACCAAACTCAACTGGTACTAATGCTAGCCTGTACAATCAAACCTATACTAAGATTGTAGATGATCGCAGCGTAAACAACACTGATTCCGCTCGCAACAAAATTGAAACACGTCATGTAAGCGGCACAAATTATACTGACATTCTTGTTAGCTGTTTGTTAGACTATGGCGAACCCAATGGTCAACAGGCATTTGACACAGCTACCAATGCTGATGATGCGTTTGTATTTGATGAACTGGGCCTGCGTAGTTATAACCCAGACGCTACAGGCAGACTTTTAACTCACGTTATTTTCCACCCTGTACAAAAGTCACTGAACAGATTGATACAGATAGATTATACCGTACGAGTACAGAGTTTAGCAGGGTAAGGGATAGATAATGGCATACGAAATTAAATATACCGACTTTGTTAACAAAGGCATTATTACTGTTGAAGACGGTACAATTAATGATGAAACCAGTATAGTATTTGTAGGAAGAAACTACACAGGCTATGGACAGGTGTTTGCTGAAAACTTTTTACATCTTTTAGAAAACTTTGCTAATTCTACTGCACCACAGCGTCCAGTAGAAGGACAACTATGGTATGATACCAGCTTAGGTGTAGATCAATTAAAAATATATGATGGCACTAATTGGGTCGCATCAGGTGGTCTTAAAAAAGCCAACGCAGAACCTGCTGTAGCAAATTCAAACGCAGGCGATCTCTGGGTAAACACTGAAAGTCAGCAGCTATATCTGTTTACTGGTACAAGTTGGGTACTGGTCGGCCCAGAATTTAGCGATGGACTACTAACTGGAGCACAAGCCGAATCGATAGTGGGTACGGATGATCAAACATATAATGTGCTTTCGATAAAAATACAAGATCAAACTGCTATAATAATCAGTGCGCAACAGTTTGTTCCTAAAACAGCAATACCAGGTTTTAGAAGCGGTGTTAATCCAGGCATGAATATCAGTGCTGAAGCATTGGTAGGCACAAATGTTCTAAAATACTGGGGCACTGCGGAAAAAGCAGAAAACCTAGTAGTTGCAGGTCAGACTATTCCTGCTAGTAACTTTTTAAGAGGCAATGCTAGCTCATCTACAGACTTTGATCTTAGAATTAAAAACAACGAAGGTTTAAAAATAGGCACAGGCGGGCAGCTTAGTATTGGTATAGATGGCGAAGCTGGGGTTATACAACACAATACCAGCGGATCAAATATTGATTTCCGTTTAAGAAGTGGAACCAGCACACCTACTATACTGAGAATTGACAGTGCTGGCCTAGTAGGTATTAACAATGCTGCGCCTGAAGAAGCCCTTGATATTAGAGGCAACATTAAGATATCATCAAAAACAGGCGAACCTCAAACAGGTGTACTAAGAGTTGAAAGTACAGTTAACAGTTCTAATATCAGCACAGGGTCGATTGTTACCCAAGGCGGCCTAGCTGTAGCACTAAACGCATATATAGGTGCAGACCTTGATGTCGGCGGCACGATTATATCAGGAAACATTGTTCCTGATCAAAATGTTACAAGGAACATAGGTGCTACTAATCTTCGTTACGATCAAGTGTATGCTCAGACTTTCTTTGGTAATCTACAAGGCAACGTAAGCGGTACAGTCAGCGGTAGAGCAGGATCAGCAGACAGATTGGCCAGTGCTACAACTTTTGGTGTAAGCGGCGACGTAGAAAATACCAGCTTTGCGTTTGATGGTCAAACCGGCGGAACTACAAAAACTTTTGACGTGAGAATTGCCAACAGCTTTATATCAAACAAAGAAACAATATTTGATGCTAATAATGCTGATGAAATCCTTATCAATAGAGTAATCGGCGAAACTGGTGTTTACAAAATTACCAAACGCAACTTCTTAAAAAGCATTCCGCTTATTCCAGCTGGTGCTATGATGCCCTTTGGAGGAGAAACTGCCCCCGCAGGTTGGCTACTCTGTGACGGATCAGAAGTTTTTAAATCAGACTATACTCTATTATTCGAAGCAATTAGATTCAACTTTAGAGACCCGTCTCTACTAAGTGACAGTGGAGTTAACACTTTTGCATTGCCTGACATGAGAGGCAGAGTTCCGTTAGGTCTTGATAATCTAGGTGGGCCAAGTGCTAACAGAGTTACTAACATTGCTGCTGATGCTATAGGCGGAAACGCAGGTAGCGAAACTACAACAGTAGGGGTTAACAACTTACCAGAACACGAGCACGATCTAGAAGGCGAAAGCGGAACACAGTTCTACGGTATACGTGCTGGCTCCGGTGAACCAGTTGATGACAATGCTGTAACATTAACTATCGAACCTGGTCTTGGCGGTACACAGGGTCTTGCGTCCAGCGGCGGTGTACAAACAACTGGTTCTCTAGGAGATCCTCTAAGCGTAATGAACCCATACCTAGCTGTGAATTATATTATCTATACTGGAACAGAAACATGAGTTATCAACTAAACAAGACTGACGGGACACTGTTAACTGATTTGATCGACGGCCAAATCGATACCAACAGCACTAATCTTGTGTTGGTTGGCAGAAACTACACAGGCTACGGTGAATTTTTTAACGAAAACTTTATTAAATTATTAGAAAACTTTGCTAACACTGCGGCCCCTAGCAATCCGTTAACTGGTCAGCTATGGTGGGACACCAATGACCAAAGACTCAAAGTATATGACGGTACAGTATGGAAAGCAAGCGGCGGACCATTTGTACAATCAACTCGCCCTCAGATGGTTGCAGGTGATCTCTGGATTGACAATCTAAGAAATCAACTGTATGCTTTTGATGGAACTGATCTTATACTGGTTGGTCCACAATATACCGAACAACAAGGTGTCAGCGGCTTTCAAATAGGTAGTATACTAGACGAACAAAGCCGTTCTAGAACAGTGGCTAATCTATTTGTAGGCAATCAACTAGTTGGACTGTTTAGTAATATCGAATTTACTCCAATCTTTAGTCAAAGAATCAGCGGACTTGTTACAGCGACTAATCCTAACGGAACTATATTCCCCGGATTTAACATTATTGACAAAGCTAACTTTAAATACAGAGGTATAGCAGATTCAGCAAATGCGTTGGTCACTGCAGGCGGCGTAGTTAGAACAGCTGACAGTTTTCTACCATCAAACGCAAACGGGATTACAACAGGAACATTGACTATACAAAACTCAGGTGGTCTAACAGTTGGTCTATCTCAAAACCATGTTCAAAAAGTTGTAGGCCCAAGATTCTTCTTTGAAAATCAGCTAACTGATCATGACATTAGCCTTAGAGTGCGCAGTAGTGCCTTCGGAGCTCTAACAGTAGATGGTGTATACATTGACGCAAGCACTGCTAGAGTTGGTATATTCAATGTAAATAGACTTCCACAGTATACACTGGACGTCGAAGGTGATTTACGTGTGACTGGCAATTTACTAGTAGAAGGTGCTACTACTAGTATTGATGTCGCTACTCTGAGAGTAGAAGATAAAAATATCGAAATAGCCAAAACATCAACCGGTTCAACACTAACTGGAATTAATGCAGACAACGCTGGTTTAATCCTTGACACTAGTAACGTTGGTCAAAAGCTATGGACCTGGAAGAACACTACAGATGCGTGGAGCACCAACGTTAATGTAGACTTAACTGACACTGCTAAAACATATAAAATAGGCGGAGTTGATAAGATTACAAATACAAGCTTAACTAACGTTCAAAAAGCATTAGATCTTGATGAGATTGGTACACTGCTATATTTAAATGTAGACAGTATTGGTATTGATGGAACAATCATCAGTTCAAACGCTGCTATGAATATTACCGCAACCAGCGGTGTTAACATTACTGCTAACGGTGATATTGCAATTCAAGACAGTAGAAAAATAACAGGTCTAGCTGATCCTGAAAACAATCAAGATGCTGCTACTAAGATTTATGTAGATACACAAATTGCTATAGAACCTATTGTTTTTAGCATGGACATCACTGGTTTAGGCGCTGGAGCAACACTTCAAACAGCAGTTGGCAGCTTTTTAACTGAATTATATTCACCTGTAGGTATTAACACAGGTAAAATAGCAAGAATACATACAACATCTTATGCTGGAGCAACAGTAGAAGGCGTAGACATTGAAAGTGTAAAAAATATCAGCCTGATAGCAGTTGATTCAAACGGAACACAAAACGAATCAGTAGTACAAGATATTGTGTTTGATCCCGAAGGTGCTAGCGGTACAGTTGTGCTAGAACCGTCGAGAACAATGATGACGTACCAGTCTACTGGATCAGTATGGCAATATCAGAGCACTACTACATATTCGTAAAAACGATAAATAATATAAATGTTTAGGGGTAAACTAAATGGCATATCAAATTGATAGATATAACAACACACTACTAACTGCGGTCGAAGACGGCACAATAGATCAAACAACTGATCTAAAGTTTATAGGTAAAAACTATGCTGGATACGGCGAAATACAAAATGAAAATTTCCTTTATCTACTAGAAAACTTTTCAGGAGCAAATCAGCCCGCAAGACCCCTGGGTGGCCAAATTTGGTTTGACACTGCTAACAGCAAGTTAAAGTTTTATGATGGAACAAAATTTCGTACAACAGGCGGATCAGAAATTGCTACAACAGAACCTACTGGACTAGCAATAGGTGATTTTTGGTGGGACAGCGGCAACGATCAACTTTATGTATTTAATGGAACTAGTTATATCTTAATCGGCCCGCAAAATGCCGGCGAAGGTGTAACACAAATGCAAAGCCGTGAAGTACTTGACACTACAGGCGCTACTCGAGGCATTATTGCTGCTACTATCGAAGACGAGATTGTGTTTGTTGTAAGCACAAACGAATTTGATCTTAACGCAACTACTCCTATAACAGGTTTTGATAGAATTAAAAAAGGTATTACCTTAAAGTGGACACAGTTGGCCAGCGCAGGCATTACTAACAGTACTAGTGTAATAGGTAGAGATTTTAATTTTTGGGGCACTGCTTCAAACGCAGAAAAACTAGGCGGCTTTGTAGCAGCAGAATATATTAGAAGAACTGGCATAAGTTTCGACAGCGTGGTTACATTTGGCGAAGCCGGCTTGACTGTGGGTGATAGCCAAGATCTTCAACTTATTATCGAAAACGGCGACCAAGCTGTATTACAAAACGTTACAGGTCAAAGCAGTGTAATTAAAATTAAAGCAACTAACAGTGCCGGTGTACTAACAACGGTTGTAACAGCTAGCACTGTGGGACTTATTCCAGATACAGACAATACATTTGACTTAGGTAATTCAAGCATACGTTGGAAAGATGTGTATGCTGTAAACTTTGTCGGAGAAGCAAGTCGAGCAACCAGTTTAAGAGTGGGATCAGATTTCCGCACAGCCAGCGTAAGTGCAACGAACAACAGTGTAGCAGTGAGAGATGCAACAGGAAATCTAGCTGCTAATCTATTCCAAGGTACCGCAACACAAGCTCGCTACGCTGACCTTGCAGAAAAGTATACAACAGATCAAGAATATTCAGTTGGAACTGTAATGACAGTAGGAGGCACTGCTGAAACAAGAGCAGCAACAGTTAGTGATATAGCAATAGGTGTAATTTCAGATAAACCTGCTTACCTAATGAACAGCGATTGCGAAGGGCAAGCAATTGGTCTCAAAGGACGTGTTCCTGTTAGAATCGTAGGACCAGTGTCAAAAGGTCAAGCTGTATATGCTTGGAAAGATGGAGTAGCGTCAACTATAGCTTCAAACGGATTAGTGGGTGTTGCTTTAGAAACAAACAGCGATGAGGGCGAAAAACTAGTAGAATGTGTACTGAAAGTTTAAGGAACCACCATGGCAGAAATCACAGCAGCACGACTTAATAACTTACAGGCACGAGTTGAACTTATTCTAGGAAATGGTGCAGGACAAAATGGTTATGGGCAAACCATAACCAGTGCTAACGTTCTCAACGACGGCAACGCTACTATTGTAGCAGATGATTTAAATAATATGTATGCTGATATGATTCGTGCTAGGATACACCAAGTTGGACCAGGCGACGTAGGCATTGCTGAAGTTATAGAAAATTTAAATGTAGTTGCTGAAGAAACTAGTTCTTTTGTAAACGACCTAGGTCAAACACAAATAGATGCTGATGGTGATAAAAAAGGTATTGCTGATTTTGAACGTTTAATGACTACGATCGAAGCAAATAAATTTCTAATACACCCCAGTCAAGCTACTATCGAACCTGGCATAAGCAGCGTTAGAACAGTTTCCTGGAACGGATTAATTGTACACGAAGTACAGATCAATTTTGTTAACGAAGATCAACGTCGCCACTTTTTTAATACAGGCAGCGAAATTTGGATTCAGGCCAACAATAGTGTTGCTAGTCAACCCAAAGGACTAGACTGGGCAGAACTTTGTGCTCAGGTAGGAACAGTAAAATTTGGAGCAAACGCAACTATATCTACCACAGGCGGCGGATCGAGCATAGGCAATTATGATCTAAACGGCGGCTTACAAGTGATCTATCAAAAGATCGGATCTGGTACTTACAGTGCAATTTACGCTGGTAACATCTATACAATCAAAGCAAGACTAGATGGAAATACTAGAATTGTTTTTAGAATTGAATTTAACGATGTAGTTGTAGACAATAACGTAGACAATAATGTTGATGGCAGATTAGAAAGCACTGTAAGACATTACAGAGCAACAGGCGATTATGTAGAAGTAGCAGCACCGTCGTACTTTAACTCTTCAACTCTTGCATAATAAATTCTCTTAGTATATAATTACTATAAATACATTGAGAGAATTGTAAATGTCAACAACTATACCTGTAACAGCTAGTAGATACAACACCTTAAGAACCCTAGTAAATAAAATACTAGGTGATTCTACTTTGTCTTTTCCTAATTACGGCTACGGACAACTCTTTTCTACTGTAGCTGTTGTAGGAGATTATGACGTTAATACTTTAGCTACTGATAAAGTTACCGCAGAACAGTACGAAAATCTCTATATAGATCTTATAAGATTACGTGTACATCAAGTTGGAGTTTCTTCTACAACAATCGATCCGTTTGTCGAAGGCGGTTTTGACACTAATCCTAGTGCTGACAAAATAGAATTAGCATACATCCAAGCATTAGAAGCATTAGGCACGAACGTAGAAACAGATCGATTTTTAATAGATTCCGCAACACAGGCCGCCGAATTGAATTTGTTAACATCAGTTGGCACGCCGATTTTTAGTACAAGATCTTTCGCAAATACCGGCGCCTGGAACGGTACAATAACACATATTGTAAAAGTTACGTTTGACGATGCACTACAACGTAGACAATTTTTTAATTCTGGCGGCGAAGTAAGATTTAATGCTTCTGTAAATTATGCAGGAAGCCAAGCTAAAACAGTTGACTGGCAAACACAACTCAGTGCTATGGGCACTATCAGCTTTAAAGCCAATCAGACTATATCAAATAACGGAATAGGTACTAGTTATTCGATTGGTAATTATAATCTTACTAGCACTTATCAACTATGTTATGATCAGACTGGCGGAGCAACCTATGCTAGAAATCGTTATCGCATCTCAGCACTACAGCTTAATGATAGAGAAATACAATTTAAGATAGATTTTGTAGATGGCCGGCCTAACGACACAACCCTTGGTATCGACGAATCAGTACTAGGTGACTTTACCAGCGCACTTAGATTATTACAGCCAGACGGATCGGTAACAGTTAACGGAACTGTAGTAGATACAGTAGTTATACCTTCAGCGGATTTACCTACAGGCACAAATATCAGTACGCTTTAGTCAATAACTGCTTGACTTTACACAGTTTTTCATATATACTTTAACGAACTAGGAGATATATATGGACGAACGTCTTGAAAAAGCATTAGACTTTGCGAATTACATGCAGACACTGTCAAATCAACGCAGAGTCTTACAGGAACAGTTTAATGAAAGTCTTGTTTACTTTTATAAAGGTTGCCAATTTACAATTAATACAACGCTGATTAACTATGTTAATTGGCTAGTAGAAAAAGACAATACTGAAAATGTTATTTTTGTTGATGATAATGAAATACCTGTAGAAGTTATTGATTTGACTCAATTCTTAGAAGACATACAAGATCAGTATTTTAATGCATTAAACACTTATCACGCAGAGTATAATAAATTAAAATCAAATAGAAGTGTTGAAAAATTAATTGACCATGAGTAAAGGCGTACTTTTAATTGCTAATAACAACAGTCAAATTGATTATGTAAAACAGTCTGTATACCTAGCAAAAAGAATAAAGAAATATTTAGAAGTGCCTGTTAGCCTAGTAACCAACAGTCCTGGTTACGCAACAGATTGCCTTGACGCTTCTGTGTTTGATAAAATTATTGCTGTAAACGATACTGACGATAAAAATCGTCGAATACTATTTGACGGAGAATACAGTCAAAAAACAGTTCAGTGGCAAAACGGCACCCGAGTTGATGCTTATGATCTTTCTCCTTATGACCAAACACTTTTAATGGATACAGATTTTATTATAAACAACAGTCTATTAAAAAATGTATTTGACAGTTCTAATGAGTTTATGCTGTATAAGGATGCATATGAGTTATCGCAAGTTAGAAATACTGTAGAATTTAAACAGGTAAGTGATACCAGCGTTGATTTCTATTGGGCCACAGTTGTGTATTTTACAAAAACACACAACAACAAAACTTTCTTTGACTTAGTAAAACACGTTCGACAAGAGTGGGATCACTATGTGCGAGTGTACAGGCTCCCTTCTTCAATCTATCGCAACGACTACGTATTCAGTATAGCAATTCACATAATGAATGGGTTTCAAACGGGTTCTTTTGCTAAAAAATTACCTGGAAAAAAATACTATACAACTGACAAAGATCTGTTAATCAAACATAACAACACTGCTATGACTTTTTTAGTAGGGAAAAAAGATCGTCCTGGAGAATATACTTTGCTTAAAACTGATTCTTTAAATGTACATGTTATGAATAAATTAAGTTTGCAGAGAGTAATAGACAATCAAGGAGAGATTGTGAATGACTAAAGGAGTATTAGTTCTAGCTCAAAATAATTATAAAGTAAATTACATAGATCAAGCAGTAGTTCTTGCACTCAGTCTAAAATTAACCAATCCTGATCTGCCTATATCTATAATTACAAATGAAAAAATTACAAAAAAAGACGCAGTGTTGTTTGATAAAATTATAGAAATTCCTTGGGAAGACCTATCAGCAGCTTCAGATTGGAAAATAGAAAATCGTTGGAAAGTGTATCATGCAACTCCATACAACGAAACTATAGTTATGGATACTGATATGTTGGTATTGGAAGACATATCGCATTGGTGGAAATTTTTAGAAAATTATAATTTATTCTTTACATCTTCAGTGCTGACTTATCGAGGCGAAACAGTTACAAGTGACTATTATAGAAAAACTTTTGTAAACAACAATCTATCTAACTTGTACACTGGTGTATATTACTTTAAAAAGAGTGACTTTGCACAAGAATTTTTTGCACAACTAGAAATAGTAGTAAAAAACTGGCAAGAATTTTATAAAATCTTTCTCAAAGCCGATTGTCCTGAATTTATAAGCATGGACGTATGTACAGCAATTGTAGCAAAAATACTAGACTGCGAACATCAAATAGTCAATCCAAACATAACAACTCCGACCTTTGTACATATGAAATCTAAAATACAAAATTGGGAATTGTCTTCTAATAATTGGCAACGAAATATCAGCGCATATCTCGATGCCGACTGTGTCTTAAAAATAGGCAATCATCAACAGCACGGCATTTTTCATTATACAGAAAAAGATTTTATCGATACTATTAATGCGAAATTGAAGTACGGGAAAAAACTAAATGTCAAATAGTTTAAAAAGTCTTTTTGAAAAGATAAAAATAGATGCACAAACTGCTGACATTTCTTATGTTTATTATGATAAAAAGTCTGGAGAAATTCACAAAATTTCTCCTAGAAAAGAAGATTCTAATTATGAAATCTTAGAACTTGATCATAAAGAAGTTAAAGATTTATTAACAGGAGAAAAAAAGACCGCTGATTATAAAGTTTCTTATGACATAGGTACTAAATTAGTTATATTAAAAAATATACACGAAGGTAACACTGTATTTCTATACGATAAAGTTTTGTATAAAATTCCAAAAGAAGATTTAGAAATTTCAGATTTAATAATTAAACAAGACTTTATCACTAACACATGGAAAGTATCAATAAGTAATGAAACTATTCAGTTTATAAGATCTAATAATCTTTCATCACACGATAAAATACTGTTAAGTGTTACTAAAAAAGATGATCCAAATATTTTATACAGAACTTTATATATAGAATTAGGAAATGCAATAGAAAATTCTATAATAATACCTTTCCAGTTTGACTTCGAATTCGAACAAAGAGAAGTAAGTATATACACAAATAAATATTTTAAAAACTATTCACACGAGGTTATTAATGGCTAAATTCAAACCAATAGACTATGATATCATTTATTTAAGTTACGACGAACCAAATGCAGAACAAAACTATGCAGACTTGTGTAAGAAAGTACCGTGGGCAAAACGTGTACACGGTGTAGAAGGTTCAGATGCAGCACACAAAGCATGTGCAAGATTAAGCGAAACAGACAGATTTATTACTGTTGATGGAGACAATCGCATTAAAGCAGAATTCTTAAATCAAGAAATTGACTTCGACGAACATGCTGATTTAACTAGCAGTGTAATTAGCTGGGCAGGGAAAAACATTATTAATGGATTAATATACGGTAACGGCGGTTTAAAATGTTGGCCTAAAGAGTATGTACTTAATATGCGTACACACGAAAATGCAGATCCTAATAATATTCATGCACAGGTAGATTTTTGTTGGAACACTGAATATATTCAAATGGAAGGAACTTATTGTGATGTCCATAATAACCATACTCCGCAACAAGCATGGAGAGCAGGATTTCGAGAAGGTGTTAAAATGGCACTCGATCGTGGCATGAAAGTTACTAAACAAGAATTTAAACAATTACATTGGAAGAATTTGCATCGGTTGTACATATGGTTAATGGTAGGCACTGATGTTAAAAATGGTAACTGGGCAATCTACGGAGCCCGTGAAGGCTTATATAAAACAATGTGTACCGATTGGGATTTTGTACAAGTAAGAGACTTCGAGTACCTTAATAGTCTTTGGAAAAATGAATACAGTAAAATTACTGAAGATATGCTGCCTTACGAAATCATGGGATTAGGTGCGTCACTTATAAATGATTTAGATATTCCTATTGCAGAACAGCCACTAGACGTACAGCAGAGCAAGTTCTTTAAAACAATTTATCAAAATCCTATGCGTATGTCAAATAAATTTATGGCTATTGAATAATGCACGATATTAAAAGTTGGAAACAAGAAAACATAGACCTTGTAAGTCCTACTTTCTGTACAGCAAAATGGAAACAAGTTACTCTACACTTGCACAATGGACACACGCATAGTTGCCATCATCCTACTTCGCACAAGATTCCTCTTGAAGAATTAAAGGATAATCCTAGCGCATTGCATAATACTAAGTTTAAAAAACAACAACGTAAACTAATGCTTGAAGGCAAACGACCTAAAGAATGTGATTATTGTTGGAGAGTTGAAGATAGTGGGTCTAACGAACTAAGCGACAGAACATATAAATCTTTTGAACCTTGGGCACAGCCGCACATACAAGACATTGTAGATAAAGGTTGGGATGACAATGTTAATCCAAGTTATTTAGAAGTTAGTTTTAGTAGTGTATGTAATTTTAAATGCAGTTATTGTTCCCCACAAGTAAGTTCTAAGTGGATGGAAGAAATTAAACAACACGGCGCTTATAATACTTCAAATAAATTTAATGATGTGGACTGGTTAATAAAAACTGATGCAATGCCAATACCTAATAGAGAGCATAATCCATATGTAGAAGCATTTTGGAAATGGTGGCCTGATGTAAGCAAAGACTTAAAGCACTTTAGGATTACAGGCGGCGAGCCGCTACTTACTAAAGACACGTTTCGTGTACTAGACGACTTGATAGCAAATCCAAAGCCTGATCTTGAGTTCTCTGTTAACAGTAACATGTGTGTACCTGATGCAGTGTTTAATAAGTTCATTGAAAAGATGAAAATTATTGGCAGTCAAGGTAAAGTTAAAAAACTAAAAATATTTACAAGTGCAGAAGCATACGGCACCCAAGCAGAATACATTCGCCATGGCCTAGATTATGACCAATGGTTGTCTAACATACGCAGGGTATTAGAAGAAGTACCCAATTGTACATTTACCTGTATGAGTACATATAATGTGTTAAGCATATTCTCGTTTGATAAAATGTTAAAAGACTTGTTAGATCTTAAATTAGAATTTGGCGGAGCAGGCAAGGCAATACCAATAGTACTTGATACTCCTTATTTACGATACCCTAATCATCAAGCAATGTTTATTGCTGAGCCTGAATGGCGTGACAGATATGTAAAACCGCAATTAGAGTTTATCCGTAATAATTTTGAAGATAGAAATGTTCGTGGCAAGGAAAACATGGGATTTTATCAATGGGAAGGCGATAAGTTTAAGCGGTTATACGATATTATGAATGAAGAACATCTAGACGAAGAAACACTAAGAAAAAATAGATCAGACTTTGTTATATTTGTAGACGAGCATGACAGACGCCGAGGAACAAACTTTATAAATACTTTTCCAGAGATGGAACATGCATATTGCGAATGGAAACAATGTTTAACTTAATAAAATATGGAAAGGGCCCTGACAAACTGTTAGGTATTCCTCCTAGTTCTCCAAATTTTCGTCATATTACATATATTAGAAACTGGCAAGAACATATAGATAATAATAGTCTTTTTAATTTTGTTAGTCTTAAAAAAATTAAACCTAACACAAAATATGTTGTATACTTAAATCATTATCATCATTTTGTTACAGATAAGTATCAACCAGTTTATAAATTTTATTCACGGGGACAATCTTCTGTAAATCTTCTAAGTAACGTCACTATGTCAGAACGTATGTGGAATGACAGTAAAAACGGATTAGTACATTGGATAATTGATTGGGGAACTGAATGTACCCAACTTGAACGTAATTCTCAAATAGATTTTAAAAAGTTATGTACTGCATTAAATACATGTCCAAAAAACATTACACTTATTACAGGTGCCGAAACTATAGAACCATATGGCAATGTAACACTAAAAGACTCTCATAATAAGGGATATAATTGTATTACTGGATTTGAGTTATTTAAATTTCTAGCATTAGAAAACCAAGAAGAAGAGCATGCTGAATATGTTTCGACAAAAATAAAAGATATCATAAACAATAACATTTTGACATATAAATCGTTAAGTTATAATAGATTGCCTCGTGCGCAACGAACAATGATTGTATCACATATTATAAAAAACAATTATGACAAGGAATGTTTATATAGTTTAGGAACATTTGCTAATGGCCCGAGATGGCATTGGACTGAGCATTTTCCTGAACTAAAAGACCAAGTAGATTTACTTGTTAATGGCCCTGACATATATCCGCACATAAAAGAGATTAATGTTACTCTTCAAGAAAATCAAGCAAATCGATTGGGTTGGGACCACGGATTAAATTCATATTTCCAACTAGTTACAGAAACAACTCCAGATAATGCAAGATATCCATTTATAACAGAAAAACTATTAAAACCTCTTGCTATGTTACAACCGTTTATACAATCTGGCCCTAAGGACAATATAAAAGTTTTAAAAACACATGGGTTCCATACGTTTGATAAATGGATTAATCATGATTATGATAACGAAGAAGATGACATACAAAGACTTCGGCTAGTATTACGCGAGTTTGATAGATTACAAAATATTCCTGCACCAGTTTGGTCGAAGATGTTAAAAGAAATGTTACCATCGCTGTTGCATAATTATCAATTAATTAAAAAACCAGTAACACGAAATATTACATCACAACTAATACCGATATTATTTAATTTTATGGAAAGTAATTAACATGGCTAAGTTAATAGTAGCAGGTTGTTCAGTTAGTGACTATACTAATGTTAAGAAAGTATGGGGAGAATACCTTGCCAGGCATTTAAACTATGAATATGTACACGAAGCAGCAGGCTGCGGGTCAAATTATCGTATGTGGAGAGTGTTAACAACGCATATACTCAGTGGCAATATAACTGCTAACGATACAGTAGTAGTACAGTATACTACATTAGAAAGAAATGAGTTCTGGTCACCAATTGTTGAAAATGATTGGTTAAGAGATCCGGCATTTAGTGGCGACATAATTAGATTTAAATCAAGATCACATACATGGGCTAAAGGATCTGAAAAAAAATTAATGAAATTATACGAACGTTTTATTAATGACGACTTTGAAAAAGAAAAGTTTGCCAATAATCATATGATGTTTCAATGTTTAGCAAAAGAATATAAAATAAAAAATTTATATTTTGTAAAATTAGGTGCATATGGTTTAGAAGATTTGTTATTTTTACCTCAATATAAAAATAACTTTTTTAACTATTCTGACATATTTAATAAAAGTGAAAATCACATAACAAATGATCAATATCATCTCAGTAATATAGGACACGAATTGCTTTCAACTATGATATATAATAAAATTAAGGAACCTGTATGAAAATAGGATTTATAGGTACAGGCAAATTAGGTATGCCATGTGCAGAAGCAATTGCAAGTAAAGGTCACAATGTTACAGGTTATAATGTTGCAAAGCGTACTAGTCATCAAGTAACAATAATGCCTACAATTAAAGATACAGTACAAGGCAGAGACATTGTATTTGTTGCAGTGCCTACTCCACACGATCCAGACTATGATGGCAGAGCACCAACAGCACATTTAGATCCAAAAGACTTCAATTACGATATTGTAAAAGATGTGTTAACAGAAGCAAACAAGTATATGACTAAGGATCAATTGCTTGTGCTTATTAGTACAGTATTGCCCGGCACAACCCGCAGAGAATTTATTAACTTAGTACCTAATACACGATTTGTATACAATCCGTACTTAATTGCAATGGGATCAGTTGCATGGGACATGGTAAATCCAGAGATGGTAATGATTGGCACCGAGGATGGAAGTGCTACAGGCGATGCTAAACAACTTGTAGACTTTTATAAAACTATTATGGAAAATGATCCACGCTATGTAGTTGGAACATGGGACGAGTGCGAATGTATTAAAGTATTTTACAATACGTTTATTAGTGCTAAAATATGCCTTGTAAACATGATACAGGATGTTGCACAGCAACAGGGTAACATTAATGTAGACGTTGTTACAGACGCTTTAGCCAAGTCTACGATGCGCATTATGGGCCCACAGTATATGAAAGCAGGCATGGGTGATGGCGGCGGGTGCCATCCAAGAGATAACATTGCATTACGTTATATGGCAGAAGAATTAGGCCTTGGTTACGACTTGTTTGATAGCATTATGAATGCTAGGGAAATACAAGCAAAGAACATTGCAATAGAACTTGTAAAGCATGCAAAAGAAAATAGTCTACAAATTGTCATCCATGGCAAAGCGTATAAGCCAAATGTAGAATATTGTGATGGAAGTTATAGTTTACTAATTGGACATTATTGTGAGGAATTGGGGAGTAAACCTGTTTATATAGATCCATTAACCGGAGATAACTTTACTCCAACCGGACCTGCTGTATTTTTATTAGCACATAGTGCGAGTACTACTTACAAGTATACTGGAAAAAACAATGTAGATACACTTTATTGCAATATTCCAAACGGTAGTATAGTAATAGACCCATGGCGATCCTATACAAATAGTAATTGTAATGTAATTCATTACGGAAATACTAGACAAATTTAATAAAAGGTGTTACAATAAAAATATGCATGATATAATCTTTATTAGTTATGACGAACCTACAGCAGATAAAAATTATTCTCTGTTAAAGGAACGATTTCCTATGACTAAAAGGATGCACGGCGTTAAAGGAATTCATCAAGCTCACATTAAAGCAGCTAAAAAATGTTTTACTAAAATGTTTTGGATAGTAGATGCTGATGCTATCATAGTAGATGATTTTAATTTTGACTATGTAGTACCTGATCATCAGTTAGATCACGTACATGTTTGGCGCAGTCAAAATCCTGTTAATAATCTAGTATATGGATACGGTGGCGTAAAGTTATTTCCTAGAAAATTAACAATAGATATGGATATTAGTAAACCGGACATGACTACAAGTATTAGTAGTAAATTTAAAGTGGTAACCGAATTAGCAAATATTACAGCATTTAATACTGATCCGTTTAGTACATGGCGCAGTGCATTTAGAGAATGTTGCAAACTTGCAAGCAAAGTTATTGATAGGCAAAAATCAGAAGAAACTAATAAAAGGTTACACACATGGTGTACAGTAGGCAGTGATAAGCCATTTGGAGAATATGCTATACAAGGTGCTAAGGCAGGCACAGCATACGGAGTAAGAAACCGAGAAGATGTAGAAGCTCTTAAAAAGATTAATGATTTTAATTGGTTAATGGAGAAGTTTAATGAACAAAGAAACTAATACTAATCCAATTAGTTGGCTACACGGACTACAAGATTATTTAGATTTTGTAAATGACAATCAATCTAAACAATATGTTGATTTTTTACTTTCTTTATTATATTCAAAAAATGGACCTGTTACTATTAACAATAATCTAGATATGAAAGAATTTGTGCATCATCTAAGGAAATATGCCGATAATCCTATACTTGATGTATTTCATAAGTATTTTAGAATGGAAAAAAATCCTATCGCATTGCAAGATGCATTTAGTCGAGGACAAGTAAATAGTAAAATCTGGTTGTCACAAGAATTATCAAAAATTAAAAATGATTTTGAAATGATACATGTTCATGCAGGATGGTATGGACAAATACGATATTATCTTGATGCTGCAAATATTTCTTATAATAAAATGAGAATCTTTGATATTGACGATGATGCACTAGAAGTTAGCGATAAAATTTTCAATAATGATAAAATTAAGGATTTTAATATAAAATCTGCCACAGTAGATATTACAAATCCTGTATGGTTGTATAGAACCGGCTGCGAATATAATATAACGTCTAGTGCTAAAGAAAAAACAGTGCCGGATCTTGTAATTAATACTAGCGCAGAACATTTCGATGAAGATTGGTATACTAAATTTTCTATTAGAACACAACCTACTGATCCTCTTTTTGTAATTCAATCAAACAACTTGTTTGATGTAGAAGAGCATATAAATTGTGTTCATAGTATAGATGAAATGCTTAAAAAGTTTCCTATGAGTAGATTAGAATACTCAGGTGAAAAAGAGCTGTATGGATATAAACGATTTATGTTGATTGGAAGACCATGAATTTAGATAAATTAAGTTTAAGAGAAATGCAAACAGAAAGCGCCCGTGCGCTAAGTACTATCGAAGCTACAAATAATAACATCTGGCAATTTAATAAACTTGCACACCATAACAGTCATAATTGGTATAAAGCAGTTATTGAATGGTATATAGAACAATACGGTGATTTACCTAGTAAAACTGGACCCGGCAAAGAAATAAAACTAATAAAGGAATAAGCAATGATTAGTGATTTAAATATTATTGTAAACCAAAAAAAAATAATTATAGAAGCATGTATACGGTACATGAAGGAAAACTACCCAACTAGAACTGTAGAATATTATAAATGTCAACGGGACCTTGGTTACATATTAGATGCATTTATACATGATGTTAGTAATAATACAACTTCAAATACAATTTATATAGGCAACAAATTTTGGATTAGGAATGTTAGACAAATAACAACTTATCAGGTTGAAGTGTCTGTTTATAATTATATGATACAATTCCTAAAAGAAACATTATTAATTTCAAACGACACTATTTCTACGATAGATTCTTTAAAGAATATCATTGTTAACATAATTAAAAACGGCGCAATAGAGGAACCTAATACTTGGCGCAAAAATGCATCATTGCGTATTAATACATACAACTGGACTAATGAAGTACCGAGCAAAGATGTAATATCTTCTGTTTTGCATGATTTGCACGACTATTCTCCCAGCAAGCAAAAAGGTGTACGATATCATATAGATGTTTATCGAAATGACAATGAAGATAACTGTAATAAGATTTATCGAGCCCATGCAGCAGATACAACCGATACGGCTAGGCATAATCCTCAAGTATTAGCTCCTTGGCTATTATTTTTTAGAACAAGAGATGACGCATTAACTAAGTCAGATTATAGAGTAGAAGATTTTTATATGGATCTAGGCATTGCAACAAGCAATATAATTTATAGTGCGTCGGCAAATGGGTTGGATACTGGCATATCAAGGTGTATAAATTATCCTGAACTTATTAAAGATGTGATAGGGTATGTTCCACAGTTGTCTATTGGTATTGGCTACCGAAACAACGAACAAACGTATTTGTGTCCTTACTATAATAAACTAGTACCGATACCAGGCGGCGATGTTAATCCAAAACCAGATATCGAGGAGTATATAAACTATGTATAGATACGAAGATATCAAAGAAGTACACCTAGAAGTAACACAGAAATGTCAAGCAGCGTGTACTATGTGCGACCGTAACATGAATGGCGGCGCTGATAATCCTCATATTACTAATGCTGAGTTAAGTTTAGAAGATTGTAAACGTATCTTTAAACCAGAGTTTATTGCACAACTTAAAACTATGTATATGTGTGGCAACCTAGGTGATCCTATTGTTGCACGAGATACCTTAGAAATATTCAAGTATTTTAGACAACACAATCCTAATATATGGCTAAGCATGAACACAAATGCAGGAGCAAAAAATGAAGAATGGTGGAAAGAACTTGCCGGAGTATTCGGCAGAATGGGTGCTGTTATTTTCAGCGTGGATGGGCTTGCCGATACTAATCATATATATAGGCAAAACGTTGTTTGGGATAATGTAGAACGTAGTATGCGAGCATTTACAGCCGCTGGCGGCAGAGGTCGTTGGGACTTTTTAATATTTGAACACAATGAACACCAAGTTGAAGAAGCAGAAGCACTTGCAAATACTTGGGGATTTGAAAAGTTTATTAAAAAGAAAACTGGAAGATTTGTTACTGCAACAGCAACTCCTAAACAGCAGCACCAAGGTGTAAATCGTAAAGGTGAACAAACTGCTGTGCTTACTAAGCCTAAGAAAACAGAAAATGTAAACTTAGCATTACAAAAGCAAACAGAGATAGAAAAATCATACGGCGGCATGAAAAACTATTTCGATAGAGTGCAAATTAAATGTAAAGTTGCGGAACAAGGTAGTATATTTGTAACAGCAGAAGGGCTACTAATGCCTTGCTGTTGGACTGCTGGACGTATGTACAAGTGGTGGCACAAGGATCCTAAAGTAGAACAGATTTGGGATCATATTGATAGAGCGGGCGGCACCAAAGGTATTAACATTATTGAAAATGATATCGAAGATGTTATGGGAGGCCGTGTATGTAATGGAAACTTACTTAATGATATAGAACACAGTTGGAGTAAGCCTAGTGTTAAAGAGGGTAAACTAGGAGTATGTGCGCAAAAATGCGGAACCGAGTTTGATCCATATACAGAGCAATTTAAATGAAAAAATTATCTAAATTAGTTCAAAATTTATCAGACGCTCCCAGGCTTCCAGAAAATATTGATCAGTTTTTAGAAGATAATTATTTTTATTATTTTCCTAAATATCCATTGACTAGGTTAAATCATATTCCGGGAGCAGATGATAATTATTTGCCTGATTATAATATTAGACATCTTTATATTAATTTAGATTATAAAATGATTCGCCACCAAGATTATAGTAATGGTGTAATACGCGGTATGTCTAAACTTTCAAATTTTTTAATTACAAGTATGGACCAAAAAGGAATAGTTGCTCCTTTAAATCTATATGGAGATGATAATATACATCCTGGAAATAAAAGATTAATTTGTGCAAGATATTTAAATTTAGAATATATTCCAATATTATGTCAGACTACACTATATATTCCTGGATTAAGGCGTGTATCCTCCCTGCAAGATATATATGATATATACGGCAAAAACATAAGTATTAAACTTTTTCCAAAACAAGATCAAAAAGATCGATTGGAAATTTCATGGCACGGCGAAACTAAACGTAGAGATTCTAACGGCTATGATAATTGGTATGAAACTAGTAAACTGCGCACCGATTTTAATGTCCCTAATTATTTTCTAGAACACGGATTAGAAATTGTTAATTCAACTACTAACACAAAATTATTTCGAAAACACTCATATCCTTTTAACTTTACAACAACTCGTAAACAAAAAATATCTATTGAGATACTAGACGATTCGTTGCTTGATGAAGATTTAGATTTTTGGGAATTATTTTTTCATATTGACCCTATGGTTTATACAAAGATATGTAAAACAAAAAAGATTAAGATTATAAATGATTATGCTAACAATAACATAACTTTGACAGATTGCAATTTATATAATACATTAAAAAGAAAGAAATTATATTATGATTAATACTAATTTTGTACCTACTAAAGGCAACGGTAAATATTCTGTTTATTACTTTCAAAATATAATAGAACAGTTGTTTTTTGACCAATTAAAAACTGTAGTTCCTTCTTATACCTATAACTTCATTAATGGTAAACGAACTGACGCAGTTAAAAGAATTTGGCTACATCAGTCTAATAACGAATATCTTTCTAATTTAGCATCTGCGTTTGATACGCTAGAAATAAAAGCTCATTTCGGCAAATATGTTAATACAGATTTTACTAAAATGCGAACCCGCATTGAATTGTGTAATGATTTAGAAGGTAGTTGGTTAGAAGAACATGTTGATGATCCTGCAAAGAAATTTACACTACAATTTTATTTGTCTAATATAGAACGTAGCACAATGCACAACGGCCAAACATATGATGCTATTGAAAATAACGGTTGGTTTTTTTTAAATACTGGCACCGAGTATCATAGTTTATCGCCGCTAAAGGCACGGCGATCCAGCATTATTTTAAATTATGTAGATAACTCGTGGCGAGATGACACAGTATTAGTATCATAAGTATCAGACTCGTCGATTATATAAAATAACAGGAATAAGTAGTAGTATGACAGAGAAAAAATTACCAAGTGAAACATTTTGCCTTCTTCCGTGGGTTCATCTTAGCACACGTCCAGACGGCAGTATGAGAGTGTGTTGTACTGCAAATGCTAGCAGTGTTGGAGCTACTAATGATAAAGAACACGGCGGCCAAGTTGGTATTCTTAAAACAGATGATGGTAAGCCGAACAATTTAAATGTAAGCGATTTTGAAACAGCATGGAATAGTACATACATGAAGAATGTACGTAAGCAAATGCTCACAGGCGAAAAGCCTCCTAGTTGTTTAAAATGTTACAAAGAAGAAGCCGCCGGGCATAATTCAAAACGTATGTGGGAAACGGCATATTGGAGTCAACGAGTTGATGTTGACAAATTGATTGCAGATACAAATGAAGATGGAAGTGTACCTCCGCAACTTGCATATATTGACCTACGGTTCGGCACTAAGTGTCAACTTGCGTGTGTTATGTGTAGTCCGCATGATAGTAGTGGTTGGATTAAAGACTACAAAGCAATTTTTCCAGCAGTAGAAAACGAGTCACTTAAAGAAACAATGCAGTGGCAGGATAAAGGCAGTACCAATGGCAGCAGTTATAATTGGCACAAACAGAATCCTACATTCTGGAAACAGTTTTATGAACAGATGCCTAGTATGCAACAGATTTACTTTGCAGGCGGCGAAAGTCTTATTATTGAAGAACACTATGAAATACTAGAACATGCTATTAAAATGGGATATGCAAAAGATCTCGAATTACGTTACAACTCAAACGGAGTTGAATGGCGTGATGATCTGTTTGACCTATGGAAAGAATTTAAAC